GCATCTTCAACAATTGCACCATTTTGACTTAATACCTCTTTTCCATAGTCTACGTTTTTTCCAATCCCGTCTGAATCAGGGATGAGGACAACGTGATCCTCTTCTACATTCTTTGGAATGTCTTTGCCTGTTGAATTAACAAGCAGTGTTTTATTAAAACCAAGCTCGATGAAAGCGTTGGCCATCTTGTTGCCTCCACCGCCGACACCGACAAAACCCACATTAATAGACGAGGGGGCCGTATTCTCGGGGAGCAAGTCTTCATCGGAATACTCCATCTGTAACCCAAAATCCTCAACCATGCCGAAGTCTTCTGCATCCACTTCTTCGTGGTAACTGTCCTTCTCTTGATTAAAGGCCGGAGGTGGCTCTGCGGGAGGCAGAAAATCAAATTCGTTGTTATCGTTTTCGTCTGACATGTTTACTTTCCTTGTAGTACTTTCGCGAGTTCTTCTTGGACGATCTTATTAAGTTCGTCTCTATCGATGGATTCAAATTTTGCACCTCCAAAGGTGTCCATATTCATTCGACGACCGCCCCGGGGCGCGCCGCGACCAATCTTCTTTTTGAGTTCTTTATCTTTAAGTTCTCTCTCTTTTTCCCGATCTCTGTCTGCTTTTGCAAGGCGACCTTTAGATGCGGCCCAAGCTTCTTCCTCGGCTTTATCTTTTCTGGCCTGTGTTCGGTCGCGGTCGCGCTGTAATGCTGCTTCTTTGTCGTAATGCATAGAGCTAGGGTCATGTATCCTCGCATGCTCAGCGTCAGCTTCCATCTCTTTCGCGCGAGCTAGGCTGGCATCGCGGCGCTGCTTTGCAAGTCTTTTTGACTTTTTAGACATCTTGGTGCCGGCCACCTTATCAACACTTCTCAAGGTATCATCCCACCAGCCTTCTTCAAGGCTCTGTTCGATCTCCTCTTCAATCAGCTTTTTAAGCTCGCCTCTTGTAACCTTCATTGCGCATCTCCTATTGATTGACTCTTGCGTATCCTGATTTCTTTTCAATCACGATTTGCATGTCAACACAATCTTTGAGCGAATCAAGGTGAGAGATCAACAAAACATTCTTGAAATATACCTTAATTAGTTCCAAGATGCGGATAAAACCCTCCATATTTTCTTCGTCTAGTGCTGTGCCGGGTTCATCGAGAATAAATAAATCGCTCTTAGGTAGTGACGAGACACTCAAAAGAGCCAAACGAATTGCCATGGCGCACAAAGTTTTTTCAGCACCGGAGGCCATTTCAATGGGCCTTGGTTCGTGTTTTGGGTGTTTGATAAAGATATCAAATTTCTTTCCAGAATCCTCAAAAAAGATTTCGAAGTCCACAATGTTTGCTAAGACTTTCGCGATTTCTTGGTTGATAACTGGAAGTTTGCGCTTAATAATATCGTAAGCAACCCCAGATGTATGCATGCAACGCATATAAAGATCATAGGCTGAATATTCCTCCTGTAGATTTAAATATTCTTGTTTTTGTTCTTTTATACTTTCTACTCTTTGTTCCCACGAGCCAACTTCCTTATAAAGAACCAAGGTTTGACCCTGACACTCTTCATGTTTGGTTGTGGCGCTATCTAATTTTGCCGTACACGATGCCAACTCACTTGTGAACTCTTCGAAATTTTCGATGGCCTCTCTGTTCTCTTCATATTTTTGTCTTTTTTCTTCAAGATCTTTTAATTCATATCCCAATCGCTCAATCGATGTGTGATTTCTTTCGATGGACAAATTCAAATCAGCGATCTCATGAGTTGTTGAATTCTTTTTCTCAACAATCTTGTTGTATTTTTCTATTCGTTCTTCTACTAATTCAGGACGCAAGCTTCCTATCTTTAAATCCAGCGCCCTAAGTTTAATTCTTGAGTTCTTTTGATCGCCTTGAACATGCGCCAAATTAGCCACTGCAATATTTGCATCACGAATAAACTTGCATTGTGGATAATTCGTACCGCAAGGAATGCCATCTAAGAGTTTAGATTTTTTCTCGATATCTTCTATTTGCTGCAACAATGAATCTTCAATGTTTGCTTGATTTTCTCTTTGTTCTCTCAGGCATGTGATTGTCTCCATCTGCTTTGATAAAATCTCTATGTTGATCTTTTGCAGATACTCTTCTATTTTGTGAACCACCTCTCTCTTGTCGGCCAAATCGGCTGTGTGTTGCTTATTCTCTTCTTCTATGGAAGAGACTTGAATTTGCTTCTTCTGAATGAGCCTCTTTGTATCTGCCACGTTGATTACTTCTTCTGGGATAGCTTCGATGCTCTGCCTCAGTTCGTCACAAGTTTGTGTGATTTGTTCTATTTCTGTTCTTAGTTGAACACACTTTTGTTCGTGGTTATTTAATTCTGCGCGTTTGTCCACCAAATGAAGATCGGCCTCTTCGATCTCTTCATCGTAGTTTCTCGCCTCAAGTCTCCGTAGGGCGCCCTTGAGGTCAGTGCTGTCTTCTTTCGCTATTTTAAATTTCTTCTCAAAAATTTCCAAATCAAGAAACTTGGCAATAATCTCCTTTCTTCGAGTGGAGCCTTCATCAATAAATGACAAGGCGCCGTGCTGAGATGCCATTGAGGAGATCAGAAAGTCTTCGCACTCTCCGAAGTGTTTTCTAATAATCGCATCTGTGTGTATTCGGCTCAAGCCATTTAGTGATATCGTGTCGCCCAAAACTTCATCATATACTTCAAAGTTGAGATCAGTTTTTGCTTCTAACGTCTCCTCTCCCTTTAGGCGTTTAATATATTTTTCAGCAGTCCTTTCGACTGTGTAGGTTTTGTGACCAACTACAATTGTTAACTTGCCTCGACAAAACTCCTTATTCTGGTTAATAACATTGAGATTCTTGCGCTCATTTTTCGAGGTTGTGTTAAAAAGAGTCCAAAGCACAGCATCAATAATACTGCTCTTCCCAGAATAGTTCTTCCCAAAGATCCCTGTAATGCCATTAAGTTCATCAAAGCTGACATTGTTGTTCTCCCCATAATTAAATAAGTTGTCAAATTCAAAATTAGTTAATTTCCAATTAACATTTCTGGATATATCATTTTCATCCTCGACCATCTTCTTATATTTTCGATTAAGTTCATAAATCTTTTCCATCGTGGACGAATCTACCTGATATTCCTTTAGATATTCGCTCATCAACTCTTCCTGAATGTTGATGTCTCGTAGGTTTTCTGTCTTCAGGTTGTCAGTAAGCTCTGTTACGTCGCCGCGGGTTCCGGCGGCGCGATTAAGAAACGTCACCACTTCTGGCTTAAATCGATGTTTGGCAATATCCATCGCGCGCTTCATGGTATTTAGCGGCAAATTATTGTTACTTACGATACGAAGCCTCGCACCCTCCGGAACATTCGCCCCCTTGGGCATGCGACCTTTCGGTGTGAGTTCCAATGTAATGAACGGCTTCGGGTTCTTGAACACAACCGGCTCGATGTCCCAATTGTCCTTTGATTGAATATCCCAAATAAGAATACCCTTGTCGTTGGTTTCTCCGTGGTTCTGCTGTACGGTGCTCCCGGCGTACCAGATACGACCTGCTTCGTCAAGGAATTGGCGACGATGAATATCGCCAAGCATTGCAAAATCAAATCCATCAAAAATATTCATCGTATCTTCGCCATTTGACATAATCCATCCAACATCTGTCTTGCAGTTGCTGATCGATCCATGATAAAGAGCGATATTGATCCTGTCTGGATTGGTCGGTTTGATCCAGTTTTCGCGATCAAATACCGAAAGAACATTCAAACAAAACTTATCGTCAATGTTTGTTTCTCCAGAATCTTTCAACAAATGAAGATTCGGATGATTAAGCGCATTAAAAATTGGTGTCAAGGCGTCTTGACGGCTGCTATTCTTTAAGTTGCCATCATGATTACCTAAAATCGCATATGTGGGCGCAATGTTTGCCAAGCTCTCAAAGAACCGCGAACACATATCAACATATTCAGGAGAGATTTGCGTTTTGGTGTGCGCAACATCTCCGCAATGAATAATATAATCGACCTTTTCTTCCCTCAGTTTTTCATACAACTGCTCGAAGATGATCCGATACTCATAATGATATTTTAAATTTTTAATGTGAGTATCGCTAATATGAGCAAACTTCACATATCCTCCACTTAGTTAAGATAGGGCGTCCCAAAACAGGAATGTAGCATTATCGGCAACACAAACATGCCGAAATAATAACCAATCTCAAAACACACAACTCTGATAAACGTGTCTACAATAAAGTACATTTTGCCCTCATATGTTAATATACCACGTCTCTATTGACTATGCAAGTATTTTCTTTCGATTTCTATAATTTTTCCAAGTAATCTTGCTTTCTTTCATTCTTTGCTTTTGATGCTGCTGTGCTCTTTTGTTTGTTGCATCAATAAGTCCTTGATCTAATTTCTCATCATCATCGGGAGTTACGATCATTTCCTCATCAGGCAAATCTAATGCGGCTCTTTCACCAGAGCCCATGTACTCTCCATATTGATAATTGTAGTAATCTTCTGCTGTCATCCCCAGTTCCGGCAAGTAGTAGTCTCCGCTAATTTTATCTGGATCCAGCATAATTATCTGTTCTTCCATTCCGCTTCCCGGAACAATCTGTAGTTCATCATGGGACGCTACTACGTTCATTGCATCAACAAATTCGCCTTGATGGGCTTTAAAAAAACCATCGATGTTCTCTTCATAATCGCCTTGATATTCGCGATCATGATCAAGATCTAAATTCAAATCAACATTACCATATTGAAGGATCGGCTTAAGGCCTTGTTCCATTCTTTCGGCATTTTCCTTTTTGTCTTGCATAACCTTTACCATCACACTATAACTTGGTGGAAGCACAGTAACCTTGCCGTCTGAGCCGGGGGCGTGGACCACAGAATCGTTCCCTTTACCCCATCGAAATGCATATTGGTTATTTAGCTGGTCAACTAATTCTTCAAATTGAGCTTCATCGGTTTCTGCCGCGGCGATGTTTAGTTGTGTTTGTCTATCAAAATCTGCGGCGCGGGTATCCGAATATTGATCGGTGGCCAACTTCAAGCCTCCAATGCCCACTCCAAGGCCCAAGGCGCCAAGTGCTGCATCGCGGGCCTTAGCTTTTCTCGCTTTCCATTTTGCAGCATCCCAGTCTGCTTTCTCGTTTTCAGAAATCAGCGCAGCAAACTCTTCATCAAGGTACTTGTCTAAAAGATATAACCGTACCTCTTCCAAAATAATCTGCCTAAGCCTATTCTCTGTGAGTTTCATTGTTGCCTTACAGACCCCACATCCCACTTAAAAAACCAGAACCAATTTCGTTGATCAGCTTGTCTCTCAGCGGTTCCGGTACCAGATTGTCTCGGACAACAACGTCGATAGCCTGATCGAAATATTGCGCGTGTCGTCGAAGGGTATCTCGCACCTCGTCGTAGTTGTTGGCGCCGTCTATATAAGCATCAACTGCCATGGCTTCGGATGGACCACCTCTTGTGCTAGTGTCTACCATTTCAGCCGGAAGCCCATTAATCTTACCAAGTATGTGCTCGATGCGTGAATGAAGCGCTTTTAAGTTTTCGGTGGCTTCGTTGTAGTTGCTGCCTTCGTTTACTGGTTCGATCTCTGTGTCTTTTACGTGCTTGGCGTATTCTCTAATAATGCCGGCCAATTCTTTGAGAAGGGGCTGATCTCTCGATCGCAATCCATAAGGGGTTGGGTAACCGTCACCGCTATCTGGTCTTGGAAACACTTGTGTTCCTTTTTGTTTTACCGCTGCGGTTATTTCAAACATTAGTTCTAATGCGCGTGCAATCTCATTCAAATCATCGCGGACGGCTCGATGGCGCTGCTTCTTGGTGTCTGCGGCGCCGCGTTTATCCATTGCAGTCATGCGGGCTTCAAGATCTTCCAACGAAGCTTCTGATAATTTTTTTGAGATCTCCTCTTGAATGATCTCTTTTAGTCTTGATGTAGTAATTTTCATGGGTACCCTCACACTGCCGATAGTAAATCCAACAATAAATAGTTGTCTCTATCGATAAAGAATGCGCTTTTCTTTCTTTCCTCAAACACTTCTTTTGGCATGGAGCCTACATCTTCGTAGCCGGATACATCGATTTTATGAAGTTCGATATCGTATTCCAGCAACATCTTAATAATCCGGCGCTCTTTTTCTGCGGCATCTGGGTCGAGGGCAACGTAGACGGGCGTGTCGTTTCGTACAATCTTTCGTAATAGCTCTGACCCGGGCCTAAGTGTTGAACCCAATATAGGAACAGCATTTCCTGCGACCAATGCATCAAAAACTCCTTCTACCAAAACAAGATCTGAATTCCAGTCAATAAATAGCTCATTAAACACTATATCCTTCGACGCTTTTGGGTTTTTATACTTATAGGAATCGCCCGTGTAAGACCTCGCTATAAAATAGCTGCAATCGCCATCATCATTAAATGATGGAACAATAATCCTGTTGCGATATTGACCACTAAAACAAAAGCCAATTTTCCATTTAAGAATATCGGCCTTTGTGACGCCGCGTTTCTGCAGATAACTTAAAGCGTAGGCACCAGTTGCTGGAACGTTCTGTGTTGCAAGGCTTATGAATTCCTCTGGGAGTTCCACTTTTGCTTTGCTTTCTCTACTGACTCCTCCCATAAAGAGGTCAGCAAATCTTTCAATATCTGGCCTGTCTGATATTCTGTCCCATTTCTGTAGTTGCAGATACGAACCATAATATCTAACAAGACGCCTAATATTACGACCCCGATAATCACAAACCCAACACTTATAAGCATTTTTATCCAGATTAACAGAGAACTTACGCTTGTGGTGATTGCATGACGGGCACGAGAAAAGTAACTCGCTGCCTTTGTTTGAGTGGTGCCCAAGAACTTCATTTAATATTTTTTTCGCTTCTTTTTTATTCATTGACCCTCAAATGAACAAACGATTGTTATTACTTCTTCTTTCTAAGACGACGATTACGTCGACGTTTTGAACCTAGCTTGCGTCTACGGCGCGCCTTAGAATGTGGTGCTTTGCGACTCATGTTATCACGCTGCAGATTCAAGTGCTGCGATAATCTGTGCCTTTGTTGTGCGCGTGTTCACTTTCAAGCCTTGTTGCTTTGCTACTTCAAGAAGCTCAGCCTTCTTCATGGAAGCACTCCAGTTTGCCATTTGGGGAGTCTCTGCGGTGTTGCCATTGTCGACGATTGATACCAACTCGATCTCGAAGTTGATGTTCTTTCCGGCTAAGGGATGATTGAAGTCAAGGACAACCTCGTTCTCATGCAAGGCTTCTACCTTTGCAACAAAGGGGCCGCGAGGACCATTACCCTGAATCATTCGACCAACCTCAAATTCAAAGTCGGGCGCAAATGCCGTCTTGGGAATAGCTTGCACTGATGCCTCTCTTCGTGGGCCATAAGCCTCATCGGCAGACAGCGACACAGATTTCTGTTCGCCGGCAGTCATTCCGACAAGTGCGGAATCAAATCCCGGGATCATCTGCCCGGAACCTACTTGGAAATCTAGAGTGCGCCCACGCTCGCGCGAATTGTCAAACTCTGTTCCGTCTTCAAATGTGCCTCTATAGTGCACGTGGACAGTGTGTCCATTTTCTACTTTCATTATTTCTCCTATTAGTGATGAAAACCATCTTGATAAAGATAACACATATATTAATTTATGTCAACATCTTTTTGTGTAATTTTTATCCAAAAGCCCCACATAAGCGGCACCATTAGCCAATGTAGGCACCCAATCCATGCAACTGGGATGAGCGTGTAAAAAGCAGGGTGTACAAATTTTCCAAGGCCGGCAAACAATAGCGGAAACAATACGTCCTCTATTATTTCCCATGCCACTATGATCACCACCAGCGCTAATCCGTGTTCTTTCAGGGTTTTCTTAAGAGAGCCTGAGCTTACATGATGTAGCTTGTGCCCTATTCTATGTTTAATCCAGTTCCACGCTTTTTTCAATTAGATCTCCTGCTTTTGCTACTACTATGGCATCCGCCCGATCATATGATTCTGGCTTCGGATTACCAAATTTTGTATACTCTACATGAAATGCGGGCTCTATTTCAAGAAGGTGTTTTAAAACCACTTCTTTTGCCTTCTGGCCGCGTTTCACCTTAATACCACAATGCTTGCGCGCAGATGTAGCTGCGATGTATTGTGGCTCAATTTCGAACATTTCATAAATAAGCCACGAAACAACACCATTGAAAGTCATAAGTGTAGAAAGGGTCTTGGCTGAGGATTTACCTCTCATGAACATGTGCAGTGGTTGTTCGATATATATGTGTTTGATTGGGAATTTTGATTCACCCCATCCTCCGGTATCTTCTTGGTCTAGTTGGTAATTTTCAAACAAGTCTTCAATATATTCTTTTAAGACGGTCGCTTTTTTAAAAATACCCTCATGTTTTCTCAAATCGATGGAGCTATAGTGCAACAATTGGCCTTCTGCTGCCACCGCAAACCCAGTAATACTTGTCGAAATATCGATACCTAAAACCATCAAATATCCATTTTTAATTTAAATGTAAGATCTTGATCTTCTTTTTTCAAAACAGGATTGGCCAAAGTGGCAATCCCTATCAAGTTTTTGTTATCATCATACACCGCAATCTTTGAAATGTATACCTGTCTTTTAAAAGATGCGCTATGATCGCTATAACTGGAACTGACCGTGTTTTTGATCATCCTTTTGCTGTTCTCTTCGTAAACATGGGAGGACGTGAACGCTAGTTGTTCTTGGTTGTAGGCTATGTACGTTGGATTGTTTGAATAATTAACCTTTCCTCTTGGTGCGTGTGCGTGCAGGGTCATAACTTGGGTTGTGGTTTCGCCCTCAAAAGATAATCCAAAGGAAGCCTTCTTGAAAATTGTGGGTCCGCCGGAACCAACATTATCTTCATTGACATCATCTCTAGCGCCGGCGCCCCAAAGTGTCCATTTTGGCTTTTGTGTGTCATTGGAGCTATTAGGTATCAGTGTTACACTCTTTGCTGAGTGCATTTCCCAAGAGCCAGTTAGAAGTATAAATCCCTCATTATATAGCACAACCCCCGCAACCGATCCGGATCCCAAACCAGATGGAGAGGATGGCGTAGCCTGTTGTTGTATCAGTTCCCCGTTTTTCTTGCTGTCCTTTAATTCAGCAATCAGTGAGCCAGTGTAGTACCACTGCAGGCTTACAGAGCCCGGGCGGATCCTTTTACCATAAAAAATTGAAGGAATGTGGATTAAGTTGAGTGTCTGTTGATCTTTATCCCAGCCATCTCCGTAACTTGAGGAAACCAAATAGTGAGGGCTTATGCCCCCGTACAGATTGAGAATATTTCTCAATGACCAATAATTCATGTTGTGGCTGCAGCCGGCTGTGTCCTTGCATGCTGGGCCGGTCGCTCCTTCTGCATCGACATCAGATGACGCCGAAGGAGTTGTTATATATTCTCTTTTGATCGTCGCCCACTGCGGGTAGCTTCCAGTTAATATATCCCCATATTGAAATTCATTATCATAAACTGTGCCGGAAATGGTAGAACCCATTTTCAAACTAATGCGCGAACTGTCCTTATGTACGTAAGGATAGATTGGCGGACGATTCGTGCCTCGGGCTGCGGCCTTGGCAGCGGTGGCCGCGGCGTCTGGCGAGGGTCGATTGGCAATATACATAGTTGAGGCCGCTCCGCCGCGGGTGCCGAGGTCGGCGCGATCTACTTTAGAATACGTAGGGACATCAATGTTATATTCATACAGGCTGATGAAACCAGATGATGCACTATAGCCAGCGTCTAGATCCCCCAAGACATTCTTGGCAAACGCGGCAGAACTGGACCCCGGCTGATTGTTATAATATATCTTACTATCATAAATGAAGAACTCACTCCGAGGGTAAGTCTTCATGGTGTTTATATTAACATCATTTTTGCCAAACTTGCGGTAAGGCATTTTTAATAATCCAATCGAACTCTAATCGCTAATTCGTTATCCACGCTCTTCTTGAGGGGTTCTGACAATTTAGCAATTGCCAACAATTCGTTCTGAGCATTATATAGTCCAACCGTTGTCACATACGATACGGGATTGTCCGAGGCTACATTCTTAACTCTGATCTTGGAGCCCGAAAGATATGTCGGGTTTGAACTATAGTTGAACGCGTTGTATCCAGCGCGACACGTAAACAAGGTTGAATTAATTTGGGTTGTGTTGTTGAATGAGATGTTGTGAATTCTATGTCGCAAGGCGTCACAACTTCCGCTGATGGAGCCTGTGAACAACGCTTGATGAACATTGTATGTGTTGCCGTCAATGCCGGGGCCCCAGAATGTCGAACAGGTGGTTGGCTGGTTGTTTGATGCGCCGGGTGCTCTGTCGCCCATTGGGAATACCGCAGACGCGGAAAGCACACAAATTCCTGCTTGGTAGAAAATTACTCCATAGCCCGAACCGGTTGCTGACGTGTTGTCGTAGAGTACGCCGTAATCACCACCATTCGTAGTGTTGATCCCTGTACCATCGACACGGGCTGCGGAATCTTGCAGTGTCAAAGTGTTTCCGCCATGAACTGCTGTGTCCCATGAGCCGGAAGAGATGGTTATACTAAAGGTATTTTTCTTGATTTCGTCCTTGACGAGAAGTCTGGAGAAATCGATGAAAAAGCACTCCTTCATTGTTCCAACTTGATCTAAAACTAAGTCGTTCTCGAATGCTCTAAGGGTGGAAGTTGAACTGGTTGTGGAGCCAGTGAATCCTAAAAGAACCTGTGCATGCAAGTTGTACATGTTGATTTTCTTTGCATTTTGGGTGGCTGTCGATGAAGAAAGCGGAGAACCCGCGGAATACCCACAAGAAAGATCGAAAATATGGTTCGCGGACGAACTTAAAACAGGATAGTCATATACCGACTGGAACATCCCGTGTGTGTAATTTTTGATATTGTTTTCGTTTGGGAACGTTCCGTATGTTGCAGTTAAGATTGTTCCAGTGATTGGAATAACCTCATGCAAAAAAGTTCTCGTTGTTGTTACATCTGATGCCGGGTTAATTGGCTGATAGCTACGTGGCATATATATTCTCCGTTAAATTTTTATTATGCATTCTTCTTGAACACTCTTATTGGGATTTCCATTTGTACTCCGGTTTTTGTTCCGGTGATTTTCACCATTGTATCAATTGACTTACCTGCGACTCCGGAAATGGTTCTACTAGTGCCGTATCTACTGAATAAGTCGTCAGTTACTAAAGTCGTATCGAAATTCAAAGCGGTAACCGTTGCCCGGGGTCCAAGAATGTTTGATGTCGCAGTATCAAGTCGGGCATCCGTAAGTCTTCTGACTACTAGATTTGGAACTCCTCTGATTGCGCTCATTACGTGGTTTCGATAAGACTTGTCGGTGCCGCCGGGACCTACTCCCCTTAATTTCAGGGCGACGATAGCTTCACCATCACCACCGTTGTTGTTAAATACGGCGCCCGGAGCGGGTTCTAAGACTCTCGAAATAAATCTGTTGTCGTATGATACATGAAATGTCTTATCTCTCAATCCCTGAGCAACTATGTAATTGGCAACATTCGCGGCTGTTCCGGCGATTTCTTCGGTATGGAGACCTGTTTCCAAAATGATTTTTGTTCCATTTCTTTCGCCGGCCCTAAGAACCTGCAGATCTCCGCCGGAGGACATGCCTCCAAAGGCTGTCACTAGCGCATCGGCGGTTACCCCGTCATGAACAGCCAAAATAAATATCCCATCCCTTGGGCGTGCAGCTTGGGTAACCTGATCGTTTCTAACCATCATCGGAAGATAAAGGACTCCCGGGTTTGGAAGAGTAAGAAGTCCATAATTAATATTAGCATTAAATCCAGTATGGGCTTCGAATACTGGGGTCTGCATAATTTCTAAATCGTAGTATGCACTACCAGAGGCGTGATTCTTGTCATATAGATTATAGTTAATCTCATCATCGCCAAAACTATATTTGACAATCTGAAATTGTCCGTTTGCCATTCTTTTGCGGCCTTGTTCGGTCAAGACTGCATCTAGAATTATGTCACCTGAGTTGTCTAAGAGTGCCATTTATTTTCCTCACTTGTAAAATAATTAGTATTTTTTAATTAAAAGTAGTATAACACATTAAATATTTACTTGAAAGATTTACGTGCCAGAATATCGAATTAATCTGATTGGAATCTGAATTTGTGAATTGGTGGTGGCGCCAACCACATATATAGCAGTATCTATATAATCAAATTTTGTTGAACCACCGAAAATTGTCTGATCAATATGACCAAATTCAGTGTACCTGAGATCTCTAGTGCCCGTTGAATTTATTTTTAGCTGGGGTGTCACTTTTATATTAAAGGCACCAACGGATCCTCGGGGTCCTCGGATATCCGAGAAAGCAACACTATGCTCGGAAGTTGCCGCGGTGAAGTCAGAAATCAGATTATCCGTAGTTTTAATTATAAATGTGGCGAAATCATCAAATTGATTCTCCAATGACACGGGAGGCATTTCCATCAAGCCATCAAGTTCTATTTGACTTTGGTTGCTCGGAAAATTCTGAAATTTAGCGTTCCTTGTTGACCCAAGAACCTTCGATACAAGCCGGTTGTCGGCATAAATAATAAAGTCCTGATCCAATAAAAATTTTTCTATTATATATCGACGTCGGTGGTCATAATTACCCGCCGGCGAGGAGAAGGTGACGCTGTCCGGTGGCACATCTATCCCGGTTTCGACTACAAATTTAATTTTTTCAGACTTATTTTCTTGTATAAATCTGAATCCTTTTGTAATTCCTTCCTCGCTACTATCGCTGGCTAGTTGGTTTATTTTCTCGGTAGTTTCATCGTTTACTGAAACACAATAAACCGAACCAGTAAGAGACGGAGTCTGCTTGAGGCATTTATTTTGTTTCAGAATTGGCAGATAAGTCAAAAACGCATGTGGGTGTTCTGGGTTATAATCGGCGTGTTGCAGTTCTTCTCTTTTTAAATATAAGATCCCTTTATCAAAAGAATTTAATCCATATTGTATATTCTTGTGTTCGTTTGTGCATGCTTCAAACATTTTAGAGTGTTTGAGGCCAGCGGTATCACCTCTAGCAGAATCTGGGTCACAGAGAGTGTAGTCTATTTCGTCGTCGCCTAATGCAAACTTTGAAATTTTAAATGTTCCGCGGACCATATGCTTCCTTCCCTTTTCGGTCAAGGCTGCATCGATAACAATTGAGTCACTTGTGGTGATAAACGCCATTTATGTCTCCTCGGTCCACGTCTCTGTCGAAGTGTAGTTTTCTGTTCTTAGATTAAAATTCACATTAATATCTAGTTTTTTGCCGGTTTTTTTGGATGTTAATCTTATTTTGAATTTTTTATCAAACAGTGTGTCTTCGCCAGAGTCGCCAATTATTACTTTATGTGCCTGCGTGGCGGCCGGCTTGGAATAATCAACATCCGTATCATTAATTAATATTTGAGATATGTTCGGTTCGAGTTGCATAACCTTCTTGAATGACGTTGAAACTCTAGTTAACGTGTTGTCGACAAAATCAGATTCCTCTATAGCATTAAATATAGAATACAAGTATCCCCCATCATCTATCAACTGGCATTCTAAAACTTTGGATAGTTCCCCGGGCACACCATTTTCCGTCACAAATCTGAATAAATAATAGTATTTTTTATTCGGCTGTATTTCATCAGCTATCATGTGATCTGCGTAGGTCAGTGCACTATCTTTAATTTTTAAATCAATTCTGCTAATCAGGTGATTGTTAAAATCATCGTAAGATGATGGCTTCGAAGTGATCCTATACATTTCAATATATCTTGCTGGAGATTCTGAGAAGATGTCAATCACTTCAGTTGCCAAAAGATCTTTGGAATTTAAGTAGTTGCTTCGCAGGGTCCTGTCTTCTTCGCTTATGGTTATTGGATACATCTTATTGGGCTGAAAATCATCATGCATTACGTTAAATCCGATCTTTTTTGAATTATCAAGAAACTGGAACGGTATGCTTGTTATTGTGTTTCCGGGGCTATCGTATATTCCTAATTTTTTACTGTACATCGGTATTTTGAAGATCTTAATGCAGGGCTCAATGTCTAAGTAAAAATCGGCCAGATGTGGAGTGGTGCTCAAGTCTACATTTTTAGTAGCAAATTCGTTTCGTTGCGAGAGGGCTGTGTATCTCGGAGATTCTGAGAGGATTTCGCGAACATCTCCAATATTGCTGCCCACATAACTCACATTAGCTAAAGAGAATTCGGTAGCAAAAAGCTGATCTGCTGATTCCATATTTCTTGGGTCGTAGAACTGCACGCAATAATACTCAGGCACTCCATCCAAATTTTCATCGATGGTTCCGATCATTTTTGTTAATCTAAACTCGCGATAACGATATTTGTGACCCGTTACTGCAACATAGGCATAACAATCATATGTGTATTCTTTTCCGTACTTTACTTGGGTATCTTTATATTCTATATAGGGAGCGGCCAAGGATGAATTAAAGAACCAAAAATTTTGTAAATTTAATAACTCCGAACTTCCCTCTTGTGTGTTGCCTTCAAATTTTTCTATCTTATATGCCAAGACTTCTGCTTTTTTGTTTGCAGGATTAAAAAGATATCTTAATATCTGTTCAGACTGTGTGGTATATTGGGACAGTTGTTCTTCAAAATCACTGCCTTCCTCCATATCTAATCCGTCATGTGCCTCCGTCATGTCCACTCCCAATTCCATGTAGTCTCTCAAATATTGTAATGTTCCTTCCATGGTTTGTAGAATCTTCACGCTGTCATTATATCTATCCAGCGAATTGTCATAATAAGTTGATCTAAACTCGTTCATGTGACTTCGGCGCTCCGCGGTTTTGTCATAGCTGAGTTTCCATGCCCGTTTGCGGACCTCATATCCCGGGTAAAAATAATTTTTATTCAGCGCGTCGTCAAAATGATTATAAAGGTAGCTAAGAAACTCAAGATAATCAAAAGATTTTAATTTTATGTTAGAGAATTCACTCTGCACGTCGGACGCGATGTCCGAAAGGACGTGTCTCGTCTGTTTTACAAACGACTTCTCTGAATATTGTAAACCGGCTAGCGCGCCGTCATCAATGTCTTTTAGCATCTCCATGAATTTAGAAGAAAGGCCGTGATCCTCTATGATATCTCTTAGCGGAAGACCATCAGTTAAATTTAACTCGTTAGCGTTCCAATATTTTGGCTCGTCGGGCCTTCCGGTGACGTCGGAGTGGGTATTTTCATATCTTGGAAATTTTAGATTGATCTCATAAGGGTGTTGGAGTATATGCTGCGACTTGTTATTTATACTCTCCAAGGACGACTCATATGTGTCCTCATCTCCGCCCGGCATATTGAGGGTGCTGTAGATTATATTTTTATACATCTTTTTTATCACATTTTCCGTTGATGATGAGTGTATGTGATAAGGGAAGGCTCCAACCCACTCATTGTAGACGTCAGTATAGCCGTTGGTAAAGGCTGAGGCTCCGGGGCTCATGTAATACATGACACGGTTGAAGTATATATCTAATAGTTCGCGGGACTGATCCTCCAGTGCGGCAATGTCCCAGCCTATTAAATCATCCGATTCGGGCGCAATTGGCGATGGATCCATTTTACCATAACTTACAACTTCCCAATAACTATAAATATTTGGTATAAGCAATTCGCTTCTTTCGGAAGACCAATCTTGGTATCTTTGTACATCCTCATTATAGTTGAAATATTTTGCTTGTATTTTGTACACGGCGGAGGCATCTGCAGCCGATGAATATATCTTTGTCTGCATGTTAGAATATGGCATCGGTATACTAAAAACTTGATCGTAAAACACGCGGTCGATATTCATTAAATTGTCAAAATTGTTTTCGCCAAACTTGCCGCCGGAGAAAAGCTCTTTCCAAAATTTGTCCCCTTTGGTGTTTTCTTCGTTCGCATAAAGCCTAACTGGCATTCTATAATTGGGAACAAGCGTGCGATCATTTATCGCTTTTATGAACACCGGATTTACTTCTATTTTTGAAATATATTTAGACTTGGACTCCAGCTTGTACGTTGTTATGCCTCTTATCGATTCGTCTGGGCCCTCGACGAAGATTTGGGGTGGCGCTAGCGTATACGTTGACACATAGGCTTCTGTTTCTATTTCCTCCAGATCGGGCTCTTCGGCTTTCCAGATCTGCCCCAATTCTTTTCTTAAAAGATCCTCGGTGCCTTCCACCACATCCGGACACAAATAAATACTGATTGGGTTTGTCCAAATATCAGTGTAGCTCCATGGAACCATGTCTGTAAAATCGTGGCCACTCCAAACCATTGTTAGTAATCCTCCACGGTGGGGGCGCCCGAATCGCCGAGGCCCTCTTCCTCAACCGCAGTTTCGGCCCCCAAGGTCGCCTCGTCGGCGGCGGCGCGCGCGCGGCGCTCAGCTTCCAGTGCCTCGCGAGCGGCTTTTTGAGACTCAGAAAGGGTTATAGAAGTGCCAGTATCATATTCATCTGCAATGCCTCTTTCGAACGACGATAAGTCAGCCATCCTAATTGGCTTGGATTTTTGCATTTTTGCCTTATGATCTCTTGGGTAAGGAAGAGTGGCGTCAACCAGTTCTTCAGCGGTGTGCATCAGCAAACTTACCCACATCCAGTGGCGGAAAGTTATCTCTCCGCCCGCCAGTGACTTGCGCGCGCTGTACAAATGGGCGGACTCCGTGGTTGTTGTAGCATCTTCAACCTCGGAAAGAGGCATTCGAAGGATATCCAACTCTTCCTTAAAAGGGGTCGCGCCCTCAGCGCTCCAGTCGAGCAGAGTGGCGCCTTCAGACTTCAGAAAGTCGTCCCAAAAGGTCCAGTCGGGGTTAGCCCATTTGAATCGAGTTGCTGTCTCTATATTAGCATTTCGGATGTGGGTTGGGAGCATCCCGCCGCCGCGGGCAGTGGCCATTAAGTAATCTGGCGAAGAATCTACCCAAGTTTCATACCAGCCCGAGGCGCCAAACATTGACCATATAGGGGTTCGGTTGGCCGCTACCATGAGGTCCGTTCCCACATATTTCGGAGTGTCACCGCCGTCAATGGGCGAACCATAAAAATCGTAATAGTTGTCAGGGTGCACATATCCAATTCGGAATTCTGTAATATGGTGAGGTTCTGAGCCATAGTGAACCGTCGATTCGCCGGTGTACTCCTGCACATCATCTGCTGTATCGGTGTACAGTCTTGGATAATCACCGTTCTTACCTCGATGATACGCCCACTTCCAAGCGCTACCATCACCGAAGAACGGATATGGCCACGTTTCTCCGGAGTGGCCGATGTAGAAATTCGCATCTGTGGCGGCGTCGAACAACACGTTGTAAGTGTCATACCAGCTATCATCGGAATCCCGTATATAGTTCATATCGCCATACTCATCCATCATGAGCGTTTGGTAAACGTTGATCGGGGATAAATCCGATCCCCAATAAGCGGCCCGCATGTGGGTTGGGTGGAGCGAGAGGGATGCATCAACATATACCTGCTGGACTTTGCTATAATTGCGTACAGAAGAATTTATGTATCCGGGGGATATGTGCGCATATCTGCTAAACCTGAAAGCGTTGTAATTCTCGGCAGATCTGAAGAAGTTAGACTTGATTTGCGCCGTACCTGCTTGGTCCGGAGTGTCCGTGCCGCCCGGGTGACATCGAGGAGTCGGAACGAAGGTGTAGGACGGCTCATCGCTCCCGGGGCGATCATCAAAGACTTCCCATTCATAACTATACCAGTGACCAAAAGGGCATTCAGCGTCTAAAAATGGACCAGTGGCTGTGCAACGTGCAGCAGTGATCCCGGTATCCTCAATTAGATCTTGGGCATAGGCCCAAGAGTCGGGGTCTATGAACGTATTATATGGTAACTCTGCCAGAATAGTATAAAGATGGGTCATATAATACCCGTTACCCATAACCCGCTCGGAGGTTGTGGTGGGCCAGCCCAGGTTATTCATCCATTGGTACGCCCCTCTTTGCACATGAAACCATGGAGCATAACTTACATCTTCCCAATCGACCGGTTGAGGATCCAAGAGGGTAGAGTGAGCCGAGCCGGCGTAGCTCTTGTACACATTCCAGCCACCCGTGTCGTCTTCATAGAAGTGTTTACGCAAGGGTGCATCCGGGCCGTCATCAACTAGATTTCCCTCATAATATCCCCACTGTCGAAGCCAAGAGGTGCCCAGTGAATGATTATCAGCGGCCCTTACTACTAGCGGCAGTGACCAGCCGAGAGCCATGGCTCCATCGGCCTCGATTGTAGTGAAGGTTGAACTAAAGATGTTATACTTTCCGGAAGAGCCGTGCCAACTTGGGGTAAAAGAGGCGCCCCACAAAGTGTCGTCGTCAGTATCGTCAGCCATTAAATAAGCTCCTTGCTCCAAACTGGTTTTGTTCTATGGTTTAAATATTTTGAATGTTTATTTCTCTCATGAAAGACACATATTCCGGATGCTATCTGTATCATATCCGGCATGTTATATTGCTTTTCAAACGTGGACATTTGCTGCTGCATGCGCGGGCGAGCATCGTCCAATTGATAAAACGGATCTGTCTGATCCGTGAAGCCCTTTGGTGTAATCAATTGTGGGGTTTTTGAATAGGTATCTTCAGTGATAAGTTGGGTGTTTCTAAATCTTATTTCTGCTGTTTGTGTACTGATTAGTGAAAAATCTTTGGTATAGTTCCTTTCTGCGTAGTCAAAATCGTTCAGTTGCGTACGCATAGACTTAACAGCAGTGAGGCCAAAACCATGCAAAGCATCATGCGCCAAAATATTTGTTCTTTTTTGTATAGGACCAATAGAATAGCCCAATGATTTCAATGCTTCTAGGCCGTTTGTTATTTTATGTCGATGAGGAGTAAGAAAAGGGCTGGCATGCGGCCTTGTTGAAGAAAATAACTGATTATATTGATTTTTTCTGCGGATCTGCATTAACCTTCTTCTGTTTGTCGCGTGGTCTACGATGGGTGGAACCCAGTCCGTTCCTTTTGTTTTTTTCCTTTTGCCGCTATATCTTTCATGTGCGGTCTGCCTTTTGCTTTTTGTGCGATGGTCGTCTAATAGTTCTTGATTTTTTGGTATTTGATCTTTTGTGGGTGCCATTTTTTTATTCTCCAAAAATAAATAGATGATTTATGTTTTTTAATTAAGTTTTCCGCCGCCGCCCTTAGTGAAACCACCGCCATCGCCCATGCCCTTTTCACCGCCTAGGTCGGGGCCCATCTTTCTGGTGGCCGCTTTTCGGGATTCCGTCGCTGCGAGTTCTTTCTCCAAGGCATCAGTGCCATGGCGGCCCGGGAGCGTGAACCCAACACGACCGCCGCTGCGGCCGCGGCGTGAGAAATGTATGTCATCGTTATTATCATCGCCGCCGGTGGAGCCGCGTTCTCCCTCGAAGTCGAGGTGTTCAAACTCCTTCAGTTCGGGCTGGAATGGAGGCGGGTAATCGGGCACATCTATGGCGACTTCCGGGCCGGCTTCGTCATCCACCGTCTCATCATTATCATAATCATCATCGACGAGATCGTCAAAGCCGGTATCGGCGGACATGTCATCGCCCGGGACGGCGGGTTGCTCTGGGGCAGTGAAGAGAACGTCGCCTTGAATATGGCCACCGGAGTAGACACTATATCTTGCATTTCCTGCAATTGGCTCAGTAATTGGTATCGTGTTGTAAAACTTTATCGATCTAATCTCGTCAGCGCCGAAGTCTTCAAAATCTATAGTGCCGCCCGTAGAGGTGCCACCAAAAGAGTCCCAAACGTCGGACTCATCGAGCCCCATTAACTGTAGTGCACGGCTGAAAACAGGGTGATACGTGTATCCATATTCGCTTCGAAGCTGAGTCATAGGACTTACGACATTGATTAATTTTTCGAACATGTGCACGAAGCCGTCTACACCGCCCATGGTACCATTTGGGGGGAAAACTTCATTTAAAATCCATTGTGTATTATTGGTCATGTTAACCCACATTTCATGATCTTCGGTTGTGTCCGCCGAAAACGAATGAAACAGCAACTCTCTCCACAGGTTATAATACACGACCGCCTTTATTGCCGATTGTTTATCTAAACTGCCGGCTTCTTCCATTAGGGCTTCGGCAAAAAATTCATTAAAATATTCTCCAAGGTTGTTGTAGCTACAGTATTCTTTTGCTTTGTTGTAATAATTGTCCATAAAATCATTATATACGTCGATTAAGTTTGCAACCATAAAATTGTAGAAAAAGTCAATTGTTGTATCTTCAACTTCAAACATAATAATATATTCTGTGGCTGGCACTCCTGTTACCGACAAGTATTCCAAGTGTTCTGAGCGACCAGATCGTTCGCCGCCGGTGAAGAATTTCTCGGCGCCACCAGTATTATAGAAAGCAACATCGTCGTCCATATAGTCAGCATATTCAAAGCACATTAAACGATAGCCATCTTTAACTTTTAATCCAGAATTATGCGAACTTTCGTAGGTATTATAATTCCAAAGCGTCTGCCCCCAAGATCTATCAAAGGCGGCCTCGTGAGGGTCGATGTCACCGGATGTACCTTCGCCCGAGGTTGCATGTGATGAAGCGGCGAGGATATTCATCTCGCCCGGAGCGTACATCTGGATGAATCCATTTCCTATCACATCGAAATCGACAAATTTTAAATACGAATATTGTCTTTTTCCGTAGTCGTGGATTGCATGCTTCGAGAAGTTGCCGGCAAACGCTGGGCTACCGGCGACATCTGAATAGTTGTATATATATGGATAGCCTTGCTCTGGTCGGGAGGGATCAGATTTATAGCGAAATGTATGATTAGCGGGATAAGGCTTCTGATCATCCATGTCCAATTCTAGAACTATTACGCTCGTATTCACCGTGTAGGATTCCGGATCATCTGGTGTGTCGTACCAATCGCTGCCCGGGCTGGTCATTGTCGGCCAATCGCCCATCACCAACTCTCTTCTTATCATTTTTGCCTGCTTAACTCTAAAGTAATGATAGGGAATTGTGATACGAAATAGTCTTTGTAGTCTCGATAAGGAGATCATATATCCCAAATTTGATTGCGTGTGAAGGGCCTTCTCCCAATCAAAAAATACAATGCCACTGTTTTTAGTTGCAAAATTTGCATATAAATCGTCGCCGGCTGCTGTCCAATGTGTTTCGTCCGGGATCGGATCCTGATCAGAGCCTATTGCGCCACCAAGATACATTTCATAAAGTGCATCTCTTGCGGCTTCAACATCTTTATCCTCAATCCAGCCTTCGCTCGAACCTAGCCCAAGTTTTTCGTCACTGGCGATGTGGGCCCATCCTTCTTCTTCTAAAAATTCATCAAAGTCGCCGGGGGTTCCTCCTGCAATGGGCATTGTCATGATATTTTGTCGCGTCATCTGAGACCATTTAATCGGTATATATTCATTTCCTTGGTACCAATTCGGTGTCGGAGTATATGGCCGGCCAGAACCAGCGGGATCTCCTGTCTGCAGGGAACCCACCACCGAGACAGTCCGAGTGTCAACGGTAGATTGAGCCACGGTGGCGCCGCGGGCTATAGTCGTATCTCTGGTTGCTGTTTCGGAAACGCCATCCTCGTCCCACCCATGCTCATAAAAGCTAGCATTATCTATGGAATATGGTGGGTTCGGATTTTTTCCCCAATAAGACATAGCTACCGCCAAACGACGCAAATCAAAAATCTTTCCATTATAAATTAATTTCTTTACAAGCCTTCGTTGTAATCCAACTCTTCCGTTTATCACATTTAATAATGGAGAAAATCTATTGTAAAATTCCCCGGATTTGGTGGCGGTTGATTTTCCACTGTATGTTCTGCGGAACAATTGTAGCTTGGGAATCATGGCGTAAGAATCTTTTTCCGTTTCTAGGATATACTGCAAATTCACTATATTTTCTTTCAAGCGGTTGGATGAGGCAATATGGTCCGCGAATGATGATATTAAATTTTCTAACGTATCAATAATTCCCTGATGATCAACATATCCGGATAAATCCGTTGCATGATACTTTCCATCAAACGTCTGTAGCGCGAGGCCCATATAAAGTGCACCGTTGTCTGCTTCTACGAAGATTTCCTCAATTGCGCTTGGGACATGATTTTTATCAAGTATGTGCTCATATGTTATATCTCCAAAATTGTTATTGAAAAAAGATCCGCCGCTGATAAAAGCCGGCTGAATGACTGGCGAGGGGCCTTTATATGTGCCTTTACCGGGTCCATGCACGTAGATGCGTCCCTCATCGGTGTCATCGAACACATCTTTATCGAACAGGCCGGCATTTTCATCGCCGTCGGCAATATCATCATAATGCAGACCACAAGCAAAGAATACAAAAACTTTTTCAATGGGTGTGCCGTCGGTCATTGCTGCTTCCAAGCTGTTCTGCTCATCGCCCTCAATGTTAACCTCAAGTGAGACTTTTATATTTTGAATTTGAATAATTTCGTCTCCCTTGTCGTCATATGCACCGGTTTCAATAACATACGAGCCAAAGCCAGATCTAGAGTCGGCGGTACCCATAAAACTACTAAGAGGATCCATCCTCATACGCATTGGAGATGCGCGGATGGCGCCCGGATTGTCGAGGCCCTCGGCAGTGTCGTCACCAAGCATGTGCGCATAGAGAACATCTCGAATATTCAACCTTGATTCCAGCAACTCTTCATTGCGAGCCTCGTCTGCAGAAATCCAACTATACAAATATACATCTCGCAAGTGCTCGCTAATAAACTCATTAGGGTGAGCCTCGTGATCGCTTTTTGTTAAGCTTATCGTCAAGTAACAGCTAATGTGGAAGTTCCCATCCACCATTTGAATACCCGACTCATTTCTTTCTCTTTCTATAAAAACCTTGTTAACAAACACATTTGGCAAATATCTTCCAAAAAGATTCTTAGATCTGGTTTCTAAAACAATTTTTCCCATTATTCATCCTCACAGGGTTCCGGATCAGTAGGCGATCCCGACGGAGCGAAGCCTTCATTTGGTACTGCACATATTTCAGGTACCGTCACCGATCCATAAATATCATAATACAACGCGGGGGCCGCCTCCGGACAATCAAAATCCATATCAATATAGTATGTTTCTTTATTAAACGTTTCCTGACACTTACATGCTATTATTGAATCAACATGATGATCAGTTAAAACATCAAAATAATATTCTACACCATCTTTGGTTAGTGCTGTAGTATTTTCTGTCATTTCGCGCTGCGGTCTAGGGCGGATCATGTGACCATCAACAACTTGAGGATCCTCTCTTTGGTAGTATTTTCTTTCTAGAATCGTTGATGTGCTATCGGATCCGAATTCGTCAGGATCTTCATCTTTCATTTCAAATACTTCAACATCAAAATTATCAGTCAACAAGAGCGTGTTCATCTCCTCTGCATATACCACTAAATCATCTTTTATAAGTTCGACCACATTGCCGTCGGAAAAAGGCCTTGTAGATCTAATAGTGTTAGCAATGCTGGAATCTGCGAAAGTTTGACTTGGGGGGCCGATCCTTTTTTTGTAAAATAAATTTACATTAAGTTGCGGTATTTTATATTCAATATCCGTGTTTCCATCTGGGCCATTATCCGGGTAATAGGTCGTGTCGTCCATGGTCGAACAATCCTTGATGGTACCTTGGCAGGCAACAATCTTCCATGCCGGGGCAGCCTGTTGGTCTTCACCGTCAAAATATGCATCACCAATTTCAGATTGGAAGGATAATTTGTCAACAGAAACTTCTGGACTGATCGCCGTGAACGCATGAGTAAAGGCGGCGGGCGAAACACCTCCGACAATCAATGCTAGGATCCAATATGGTGTTTCGGAGCCAAAATACTCTCTTGCAGCGCTGTAATCCGTCGCTTCGAAGCCAGCGCCACCCGGAGAGTACGATTCTACGAATTCCTCAAATATTTCCACGGTAGGAAAGATTGAACCCATGGCATCCACGATTCCGTCGTGCGTTCGATCGGACCAACCCAAGAGGTAATCCGAATATGGAACAGTGTTTTCTATTCCTTGAAAAGACAATATCCCTTCTAAATATTGAGTATTTTTTTTGATTCTTTCGTGAATTTCATTTTGTTTTTCTTCTCTTAGGGAAGCATATTCTCCATCATAAATTATGCCCTCATCATAAAATGAATAATATGTTGGCTTAAGATTTCCAATGGCCAATTTACGCTTACCATAGGGGGTAAATTGAAAATCAATAACCTGTTCTTTTTTATTTAAAAATTTTGCCATTCTATTTAATTTCCGCCATTATTTTAGCAACACATCAACATCAATTCTAACTAGCTCTACAATGGATAAATAATCATACGGCCAATTATAGCTAATCTCGAAACCATCTTTTGTTACCACATTATCAAATATCTGTGAAGTTGTTCCATCAATCTGGTCTGCCACCATATCATAATAATCGTGCATACCACGCTGCTTCACCTTAAACACCATCCATCGAAGGTGGTCGTTCTTTAAAATTTCTTTGTTGATCATTTCGTTATCAGACAAATTGTGAGCAACTGAGTGTTTTTGTATCGAGGCTTTTTTATAATTTCTTGGCGCTAAGTTCTGCCACATATAGTTCAGGTCGTCTTTGTCGAATTCATATTTGAATTCAAAAACATACATAGCAATAGCATCAATATCTTCATTTCTAACAAAATCAAATTGTGGCGGGAATACATACTTTTCTCTAACCAATCTTTCTAGATTTCTAATCGACTGGCCAGCGACCGTTGTGGAATCTCCCGCCGTGGTGCCGGGGTATCCCTCAAGGGCGGCACGAACTCGCGATGGGGGAATTTGAATAAATTTCTTCCTATATTTTCTATCTATCGAAGCCTCTTTGTTAATTCTTTCCAACTCAACCTGCTCGACCTCATCAATAACGTATGGTATCGCAACAACGGCTTCCCAAACTGTTTGTTTCTTTTTCAATACTCCAAGCTTTCTTGTACTGTTCTCGCGATCAAAGCCCAACAAGTTAGATAAGGATTTAACACGTTTGTAGAGTGAAGAATTTTTTGCGAGATCGGAGATATCATAATCATTGTAAATGCTAGCCGATAACGTCATTTCATAATGAAATTTCAACCAACTTTCTGGAATGTCTGTTATTCCAAACTTAATGCCTTTGCTTGGATCATCGATGACCTTTCCAAACTGATGCCACATACCAACAGGAGTTGAAGTGGCACCATAGGTTGGCTGTGTCGGGGACGCGTCTGTGAAGTCGGCCATGGGGGTTTCCCATTTTGGCTGGATAACCCATCTTTTGCCAACAGCTTTGTTGGTTGTATTCCTTGGGTTACCAAACTGATCTCTCTCTGCTTCAAGCACTCTCTCCACACCAAACAGATTAAAGGCAGAACTTAGTTGCATAGAATTAACATCAATTCTATATCCATCATAAATTGATGGAATAGTTTTATCTCCGCTAGGCTGAATTGGGCCATATGAGGCGCTGCGAGAAGACTCTACTGGCAACAATACCGGCTGATGGGGGTCGCCGGCTGCGGATGCAGTCAATTTGAGACGGTATCCTGAATCAAATCTGCGGTATGAAACTTTCGTTTCAGCCAATATTCTTTCCAGTGAATATGCATCCGAAACTGCTTTTCCATCATCCACATGTGGGCGGAAAACCAAATCGACGCGTGCCATTCCATCAAAGTAAGGAGGAGTAAATGCTCCGTTATATCCACTAAAACTGTCTCTAGCGGATCTTAAGAATGGCGATAGCAGGGCGCCGGATCCAGTTGGGCGGCCGGCGCAGTCTGGACCGAAAGCCGACACTCGATTATACATCGTGTATGTCTGCTTAAATCCATTTGAGCCTGTGAATCTTGAAGGAAACTGTTCTGGGCGCCACGTGCCGCGGCCGGTGTTACCATTCGAGGCGCAAACTTTTACGCCGCGGCGGCCATAATATCCATTCTGTTCGTCGTTGTGATCGTATTCCTGATGGTAATATAACTTACCATTGTGGGAAGGCTCAATCCAAATTCGTCCCATATATACCGAACCGCTGGGAAATCTAAGATCGTCTGGTACTACTTTGGACCTTAGCGATGTTAAGCCCCCATCTTCCAAGAAAAAGTTTGGAACAGCGCCGAAGAAGTTTCTTGCTTTTAATTCATATAATTTCTCACTACCTCCCATGGTCATCGAAGCAGTGATCACGTGTCGCGCGCTGCCATTTTGCGGGTTCGTAACTGCCTGTACATCAGCGCCAGTCACCGCAAAACTCATTGACGGATGTGATTCCATTTCCACTATTCCCAATTCTGCCATATGTTGTTGTGGGTTAATGATGGTCTCAAACGGAAGTCGCTTGTCCCAATACATGCCACCATTATATCCCTCCGGCGTAGCAGATGCAACACAGCCAGTGATCGACAAGGCCCAGTTATTATCAGCACTAGCGGAGCCGTACCACTCTCTTTGTACTTTATCGTTGTCGGTGATTATTGGATAATCGACTGCAATTCCCGATTTAATTGAATTGTAAAGAATGCCCGGAGAAAACAGGGGGTCTATTATTGGCTTGAGCCAGCCCGGGTAATAACGGAACGCATCGCGTCCGGACAATGTAAAGTCGTCTCCGCCATATGCTGGGCGGGATGAAACTTGCAACTGATCCGCAAAAGATCTAGAGAATGCTGAGACTAAATCAATTGTTGCGTCGGCCGGGTAGAAGCCCCTATATGGGTTATATTTGATGGCAGCCTCGCAAGTCATTTTAATTTCTTCTGCTTGCAAGACTGTGTCTCTTGTTGTTCCGAGCAGTGTCCAGAAATCAGTGTTGGAATAGTCAATATAAAAATCCGATCCACTGCTGGCGATTGGTCTAATATATCTACGCGGGTTGTCACCTTTATCGCGTTGGAAGGAGCTTGTTCCGGCAGGGTTTGTGCCGGGAATTTCAAAAACATCGAACTTGTGGTAAGGGTTTATTCCATATTTTAAATACGACTCTACGTGCTCGCTAATTCTATATTCAGGTACAATGTTGAAACCTCTTGCTATTAGCTTTAAATCTGCACGGAAATCATCATAATTGTCATACCACGGAGCAGATGCCGAAACAACAAACGAGCCCGTACTTTCAAATATTCCAGATTGATCGGGAGCATCCCACGCAGCCTCGCCGGCGTAAGGTTGAATTTTATTGGCGGTAGCAAATATATCTTGTGTCTTGGCCGCATGGCCGACTGCAGATAATGCTGATGGCTGGGGGGCATACGAGGGCGCTACCGACGTCGGGGTACCAAGCACATGCTTTCTGGCATACAGTGCACTGGGAGCCATCCACTCATGGGGAGCAGGTACTCCATTTGAGGCGCTTGGGGTGATTGTCTTATAGCCCCACCATGTATTTTGTAATTCTCCCGATTTGGTTCGTCTATTAATGTTGCCAGAATGGGTTGTGCCAGTTAGTATTGTTGTTCTTGTCAAAAAGTCCTCTGGCGGATCTAGCGGCCATAGGCTCTGCGATACAAGGGACTGCCAGCCAGTCATGTCGCGGGATATACCAAATGAATTCAAGGGCCATTCGATGCCCGGCGCATATGTGGGGAGGCGATCGGTGGCGCTGTCGCGCCAAAATTCATTGAGGTATCCAACGCGCGTTGCGGATCTCGAAAGAAATTCATTTCTCATTGATGGAAAAACATTCTGTGAGTATAATATCCAATTCAATTTGTATCCGGGGGTCTTGGTGATTGCAATCACATCTTTTAGGGGAGTCTGTATCCCGTGTGGATTAACATTTGCGAACTCGTTCATCGCCGTTTCGTTAAAGAAGTTTGTTTCATTTGTGTGAATGGCTTTTAATGTTATGTTGTTTTCTTCGCCAACTTTACTAGCCATGCTAGCCGGCGCATCGAAATTAATATAACTGGGCCGGCCCTTTAGGGAAAGCGGCGGCATTCTAAATTCACGAAGTTTAAGTGAGGAGCCGGTGACACATCTCAGTACATTCAATTTCTTTTCGTGTCTTAATATGGGATGTTCTTGTTGTCTAAATTTTTTCCACGTCCAGCCGTATTGATATCCTCTTCTTGTCAACAAGAGGTTCAAGTATGAAGTGTTTGCTTGGTGAACGTTGCCACTAGCAGAGTGAACCAAATACTGACTTGAATAAAGCGACTCATCTGGCGCCTTAGTATCTATAATAACGTTTGGAAGCTTGGGGGCGCCTAGGCGCGCTGGGTATTGAGAAAGGGTGTTATTCGCTATGTTCGCTTCGGTGAAAATGTGACCAAGTGTATTGTAAATTGTGCCGTCAGATACTGACTTGCCGAAATCGTCACGGCGGCCGGAGCGGCCGTGTACGGGATCCAGCGTCAACAAATTAAGAACGTTACACGATTGAAATTTTGATGTCGTTCGATCTCCGCGCGTGGGAGATCCTGTAATATCTGATTGTGTTACAAAGTTATAATATGACTCAAATCCGGTGGAGGCGCTGAAAAATGGCATTCTTTCGGGATCCCAAGTGTTTTGGCGGCCGGCATATCTGAGATTGTCCGGATCTGACAGGGACTGGGTAATCCAGCGATACTGTTTGTCGGTTCGGGGAATTACATGCTGGATGTTATAATTGTCATATATTGATTCACAAGTATTAAACGTATATGAAGAACTATAGTGATCGAGCGTAGGTGTGCAGCCGGCTGGCACCCCACCAGTGCCATATTTCAAGCCTGTATCATTTGAAGAATGAGAATACACAATCGCCATGGCATGATTATCGTCTTCGACTTGATTCTTGATAGAGTAAGTAAACATATCGTTATTTCCGATAGTTTCAGAATCATTGGTTCCATCTCCCATACGATACCACCCGACAATGGATGCTGATGCGTATGTGCTAGCCGTTAAATCACAGGGAACTCCGGAATTATATATGCTGGTAACTTCCGATGCCTGCAGTGCCCCACTGAAGAATGAAACATCAGTCATGGCGCCCGTGAATTCATATGAGCCGGGCGTGGGGTGAGTACCAATAAGAACCGTACCTTCAACATCCAAGGGAGCGTAGTTTCTAAAGTTGTTCTGTGTGGCGTCCATTTCTCCGATTCGAGCATAGGCATCTCCGGAGGCTGACACAACCTGACTAACGCCGTTGACGTAAATCGACGGCTTTGTAATAGTGTCGTCCGTCCAGCCCGGGGTCGAGCCAGATGATAGCGCATTGTATGCAGATGCAGAAAAGACGACAACAATGTGATTCCAAGATTCGGTCACAACGGACGCGCTAAGCTGTTGGAATTGCACTGTTCTATTGTTGTTGTTCCCGTCGGTAGTTCGCAAGTCCATTCTGACATACGTGGTTCCGGGTACGCCGGGGGCGCTCTGATCTGCAAGAGCTTGTTGTCCCAGATATATATGAATACCCGGATTTGAAGCGTAATAGCCAATACTGAGCAAGGTGTTTGAGATGTTGGGCCTGCTCACCGGCGTGCCAGTACGCATATACGTAGGCCAGACCCACATGGCAACTGACCATTGGGCCGGTCCATTTTGCCCATCATACAAGAATTTGCTCTTATATGTGCTTCCCGTAATTAAGAAGCCGGATCCCTTGGGCGTTGTATCTGTATATGGCCATTCGACTGCAGAAGTGTTCGTCAAGTGTGAGCCAGAGTAAACTGGCGTAATTGTTTCAGTTCTGGTTACTATTCTTTTGTTGTTCCTGTGTATTTTGTGGAATCCCGGCAACTCTTCGTAGGTTGCCCCGGGGGTAGAAACATGTAACGAATCGCGTCCGAATCTTGCTGTGTGTCTAGCGAGATGAGAATATAGGCCATAATCTTTATCATGAATATCTCGAACGCGAGATAGGGACGGCGTTCCGCCGGCAGGTTCGGATTCAGATCCGGAGGGCCCTTGTGATGGTTTTTTAACTGATAAGTTTCGATACGAAATGCAGTTGTAGGGAGAGTATTCTCCTCCCTTGAAGTCTTGGTAGCCGCGTGATTGCACCTCGATTCCACCGGGAGCGCTGAATCTGTTAACAATTACGCTCTTATTAACCGTTCCCGTTAAATATCCTGTATCATAATCATCAACAAACTTAAAGTGTCCTTCCTGTTCGCGATGTACATCTAATATGGTTCGCACATTTGTGGTGCTGTTAACATTACTGAGTTGATCTGGCAAGGTTGGCTGGTTTTCCACAAATTGCCGGGGATTATTATACCGACCACCAATGCTTACGATCTCATGTACTTCTCTATAATTTCCAATTGGACCATAATGCATTTGAGAAGGATAGCTTGTGGACGCGTCCATGGAACTAGTCACCATGCGAATATTTTTGATATTTACCGGCCTCTTGGCTATTGCATCTCGATATAAATAAGCCTTTGGAAATGGTGCATGTGGATAAGGCTCAGAATGATCGGAGACTCTCAAATCCGGAGGAGGATAATCTGGACCGACCATACCAATCGCACCACTGACATTCAGGTCTCGGGAGCCATGGAGGCCACTGCTTCCGGGTCGGGTACCGAGTAGAATTTTCCACGCTTCGGGGCGGGACGTCGTACTATCTGAGCCCTCATTCAGAGGGATGTGTCTCGATTGATGGCCGCCAACATATCTTTCAGTAAAGGGCCCTTGCATTGGCTTTTCTAACTGGGGCCCGTAGACATCGTTGTGAAGATTGGTGATCTCAATGCTTCCTGATACTAAGTGAACTACCTCTTTATTAAATCCGGATTCAACCGAGGAACTCATTATATTAAAAGGAAAAGCAATTGAGGACTTGACATTCTTGTAGCCTATTCCGCTTTCCCAATCGCGGCCATGTTGTACTTTGAAGACTCTTTTAAATTTTCTTATTTTATTTTTAGGTAAAGTTTCATCATTAAATTCTCTTGGAGATACCCGATCTCTAGTCAGTGCAAGAAGAACATTTGTGGGTACATAAATATTATTGTTCGTGCTCACGGGTCCGCCGGGCTTTAGGGCGGTAAACGTATAATCAAGACTCTTTTGTGGTTCAAAATTTACACCGCCTTTGATTGTTTGCGTTGTTCCCCTAGAGGACGGACTCTCTGTTGTTCGATTCGCATACGGATTCTCTATCGTAAAACTCACAGGGCCGCCAAGGGCTCGGCGCTTAAAGAGATCTTTTGTGTATTTTGTTCCGTCGGCCAACGATGTGACCAGCGCGCTGGAGGACAATCGCGGCGATGAATATATTACGTCTCTGTAAATATCTCTATGAGAGTCGATGATTATATCACCGCTTGTTATTTCTTCTGCGCTGGCGCTGGCCCGGGCTCTCCAAAATTCTGGTCGTACTGTTGCATCCCGAGGCGAGGAGGGTACCGGAGAAGAGCCGCGGAGCCAATTGTAGCTCTGTTCTATAATTCCGCCCATTGATGCATCAACTTCGGCGTCATGACTGTCGATCATCGGTAAACGAGATTGGTATTTGTTTCTTTCTAACACATGGCTTTCAATAACGTTTTTAACTTCTGGTATGAAGTCGGAAGATGCCGGCACCATTTGTTCTATTATCTCGGTTATCGAATCATCAAACCATTTGTAATATTCTATATATTTTTCAACTTCGGCGACGTCAGACACCCTTCTAAAGAACATCTGTCTCAGTTTTTCAAGATCTTTATATCGATCACGATATCTGTTAACCGGCGCGCCAATAAGATTATGGAAGTCGGTTACGCCAGCAAAAAAAGACAACATTTCTTCAGAAATTGACGCGTACAAGCTTTTTTCGATTGAGTAGATAAAATTAGGAATAATCTCCTCACGCTTCAAGTTCTGGAACATCACGTCTTCGTCGGAAAAGATTTGCACCATATCCGAAGCAACAGCTTGTTCTGGATCAATAAACTTATATGTATTAATGGCTCTCTTGTCAACTACATCGCTGGAAGATGTTGAAAAATCGTATCCCAAGCCATCGTATTGGTAGCCAGAAATCATACCCAATTCGCCAAAATTATCTCGTGTCTCTTGGGAGCCTGAACTAAAATCTTGTACAATAAACTGTCCTATATTGTCTGAAGAGGTTACATTTAGGAAGTTCCAATTCAAAGCCAAAGTGTCTCTATTTCTAGGCGTGTAACCCCAACCGGCCTGATCGTCTCCGTCACCAGCACTTCCAGAATACAATGCTGTAATGTGCTGGTAGGAGCCCGAAATTCCGATGTTTTCGGGATCCAGTGCGTGTTGCAACAGCGAATTGTTGTCGATATATTTGGCCCAATACTTCGTGGAAGATATCAAAACATCCGACGGATGAACCACTGCTCCCGTTAAATCATTACGATGTGCACCAACGAACAGTCGCTTAGCTGCTCTGACAAAGTTTTGTCCTAAAGTTGAATCTATTGAAGCGCTAACTGTAAATGATCTATGGAGGTCCGCATTTCGCGGGTTGTATCCAGTAAACACAACATAATAGCCCTGCTCGCCGGGAGTGGACCAGCCGGCTGGTGTTGTTTCGGCGATGTATATTCGATCACCTTTCTTCGGCTTAATTCTAAATGACAAGTTCCAAAGCTCATTGTTGTATACATCAGAATAGGTGCTGCTTGTTAAAGCGAAACCGTTTCCGTTATTGGCGCCATCAGGCAGCGATGCGGTTAATTTAAAATATACATCATTCGAACCTTTTACATCTCTAACGGCATAAACATTAAAATTACAATGATTGTCTTGCTGTGGCACAAAAATGGTGCTGGTGCCGTCCTTGTTGGCGGTGGAGCCTGTGTCAACAGTCGTCATGCCGAATAAGGACGAGGTGTTGAATGATTCGATCTTTCTGTCTAATTTTCTATTATGTTTCGAATAGAAGGGGAATATTATATTTGTCTCAACCGTAAATCCGAGCGCATCCTCAATTGGGTTGCGACCATCAGAAGCGGTGCCCAAGCCGCCAAGGATATATCCAGCCGACTCTGCATTTGTTGAAGATTTTTTCTGGTATATGACCGACCCAGTGTGTTGGCCGTGATTTAGATTTAGACAGTTATCTCTCAGTAAGCGTTGCTGCAGATTGTTTCTGAGGATGTATTCATTATTGTTGGATCGTACATTTAATCTCAGCAATTTATCATCAATATTGAAACACCTTAAGACATTCCTAATTGATTTTTCGGTACCTTTGGATTTGTACATGCTAGATAAATTGTTGTACAGATTTGTGTAAATTAGGTTTTTTGTTTCAGTGAGGTCGTTTTCAAATATTGTGTCCTCGTTTCTGTTTGCAAATTTTTCCAAGACAGTAGAGTCAACAAAAATTTCCGGAGTTAGCAAGCCTAAAGATTGGGGCAAATGCTCTGCAAATGCGATTGGCTTGTGTGACGCACTTGGATAAGATAGATGCCTTAATTTTGGTACTTCCGAAATTTGTAAATACAGTTTATCAAAATATGTTCCAACTATATGAGACATATACTTAAGATCGGAATTCTCCTCTTCTGAATCTTCATCCAAGATCCAACCCGGCATTAAGCCAAGAAACGATGAGTTGTTGTTATAATCGTGAGTTGTTCCGGTTATCTCCAGCACTTCCGATAAGTTTTTTACATCTGGATGATTTTCGTAAATAATTGGATCGTGGTATTCTTTCGACGCTGCACTGGCGGAAACAATCGCCGAACCTGTGTTTCTGGAATTTGTTCCATAGCCAGTCCAAATGCCATTTGTAACTCGGCCGGCATAGTCCAGAACCACACTATCGACACTAGACGTGCCCGTGATTCCTTCGTTGAATTTATAGTACACTCCAAGAGTTGTGTTGGCAATATCAGTGTTGACGCCGCCGCGGATCTGTTGTCGCCAATTACGACCAATCTCTTGGTGGCTTCTCTTTACCTTCCAGTATCTAAATTCATCCATTGACCCACTAAGTCGGCCGGCACCAGCGACGGTTGATGAGCCCGAGGGTGAGGTGATCAGGGCTCCTATTCGGGCCCTTGCGTTTTTTGATTTAAGTTCGCCAATATTAAATGTGGCTATATTTTCATCATTTAGGTTTCCGTTAACATAAAGTTTAATACAAAAATCACTACCAGAGTTGAACATCGATACTGCATAATGGTTCCAATCTCCAAAGCTAGTTTGTAGACTGGAGCTACCTACTTGGGCAGTGACGTGTTTTGTGTTCGGCTGGGCAGCGCCTGATTGGACAGTTACAAGGAACGGCTGTATTCCCTCGATTTCCTCTTCCGCATCAGTCTCTGGGGCTAAGTTTCCGGTCAACTCGATCGTAATTCGCCCATAATCAGTGCTAGAAGTGTCCTCGTTGTTCCACATATCAAAAACAACTTGTTTTTTGGTTATTCCATCGCCAATGGAGCCAGTCTTAAGCCAGAATTCCACCGTAACGCCATCATCAAAATTTGCTCTAAGGTTTGATGTTCTCGTACCTTTACCATAATCAGATGGAAGACCTTCCGTTTGATATATGTCATCGTCATAAATGTTTGAATTTTGGAACTTGCTGTTATATTCGCTGGGTGTGAGGTGTTTTATCTGTCCGTCGTTTGTTGAACCTGTGCCCGGGCCACCCTTAAGTTCAATATACTCATTGGTCGTAGGGACGCCATATCCATCTGATGTGACTGACGAGACCGCATATCCATCACGAGCAAAAGTGATATATCCGGTTGTTCGGGGGTAGCGATGTTTAAGTATGTATCTTTCAATATCCAAGCATTGATTATAAAATTCGTTAATTTCTGCATCAGAGCCATCGTATGGATAGTAGTCTAGGATCCTGTTCATTGCGGATTTATAGTAAAGGCGCGCAGATCCAAATCTAGCAAAGTTTTCGGGCTTTGAATAATCTATCTGTGGAACGTATCGATCTTGATCAATTTTTACTTGTTCTACATTTCTAGATGATTCAACAGAATCAAACACATCTTTCTGGTTTGTGTTGCTTAGGTAATTTTTAGATGTGTCAGTTTTTCCGAATAACTTTTTAATACTCATAGTCTTCTACTCTAAATTTGAATATTTCGTTTTGTTCTTGCCAAGATGACAATCCTGAGTCATAGAAAGATAGCTTAAGTCCATATTCGTATCCCGGCTCTAATAAGCTCATATCCAAATCAAAATAATTCCCAGACACATCATAAGACAATATAGTATTAAGGTCTGAGCCTGTGCCGTGAGAAAGGGCCTCGTAGCCGTCAAGAGTCCTAAAGACCCTGTAAGATGCACTCTGAATTGCTACAATCTGTGGGGTTGCGGTTGCCTTGCTGTAAATCGATGGGTTCCAATTCTTTTCTCTAATGTAGACATTAAATCTCGCTATCTGATCTCGCATATAGCTGTTTTGTAAATTGGTAACGTTGATATAATAGGTCGGCTCTCTCCGGTTGTCTCCCGCGGACATAACTATCGGCTTAACCGAGCCCGTAAAATACTGTGTAACGGAGCCTGAGCCTCTTGCGGTGCCATCATCATGCCAAACATCATAAACAGTATCTAACGTGACTGTGGCTGATTTAGTGAGCGCCACTGAGCAGGTATAGATGCCCGTGGAGATCCATCCGCCGGTCATGACAGTATCATTGTTGTACATCACAAGCCTATCTCCGTCTGGAGCCGTGTCGTTGCTTGAGCCAGAATATAGACTAACAAAGATGTACTCTTTGCCAATGTTCGGTATATCTCTTAGACTACCTCTAACATAGTTGTAAAGATACAGCGTATTTAGATTGTCATCTGGGCCGGCCAAAGAGCTACTAAAATAGAAATTACCTCTATCATCTCTTTTTACATCCGTGTTCCAGCGGGCCTCAAGACACGGGCGTTTGAAAAAATATTGACTTCCTCGACCGAAGAAGCGCTTGGTATAATATGATTTTTTAGATCCGCTTGGGTTATGAATCACACTACCAGAGTTCTTGCCAGTAGAATGAGAAAAGTAGGCCTCATAACTAGCGGAAAGCCTAACACCGACACCATAGTTTGTTACTGTGCCAGCGATCCAATCTTCGACCAAGGAGGTGATATCTACCTCTACATCTTCCAATCCTGTAGAGAATGACTGAACGTAAGACGGCGAATCGGCATAGTCACCACCAACATTTTTCCAAGGTCCATCGCCCCCCGAGTAGTGATAGCCGCCAGAGCTTGCCATGGTTACGACACTGTCGTCAATGCCAGTCCCGGTCACGTTAAGTGAACTGTTCTTGTTGCCCCCTAATCCGGCGGCGGTCTGAGTCAACGTAACAGTTGCACTAGATGCAGAGGCTGATACATTTAAAGAACCGGCATCGTTTGCTGCATTGACTGCCGCGGCTATATTTGTGGCAAATTGGGAGGCGTTACTGTTGGCATTTCCAAAGGCTATTTTTGTAGCCGTGGATGTAGAGAGAGAGTTATCAATAGTAAACGTTACAGAGTTGCCTGCGACGTCAGTAATAACCAAAGTTCTGGTGTTTGCTTGGCCTGCGGTTTTGCTTAGGGCGGTCAACGTTGCGGTAGCATTCTGGCTATTTCCATTTGCATTTATCCAGTTTGAGCCAGTACCATTGTTTGTTTTGTCTCTATAGTTTTCTAAATCAAGACCGTCTCCCTCTTCCCATTGATTAGTTACAGGCTGTACAAACAATTTATAATCTTTGGGAACAGTTTTTGTAGTTCCAGCCGAATACATTCTCAAATACCAACTAACGCTTCCACTTGCTGGTATTTTTCCCGCTGTGCGATCTGATGACATTGTGCTTGTTGGGAATTTTATCAAAATTCTTGATAATTCTTGGGAACCGGTGGAAGTGGAGGCGCTTATTTCTTGGCGGGCCCAGATTGAATAAACTTCCAAAATATCTGCCTCACCCGCATTTGAACCAGTTGCTCTCTTTGTTAAATTTGAATAATAAGTGTTGACTATTGTATTATCTGCATCAGCAACGTATCGTTTTGTGCCCATTATCTAACCGTTCCTTTAATATCCGTTTCAGGAAATTTAATTTCTGCGATTGCATTTTGAGGAATTATGAGATAATCTCCTTCTGGTGATAAATTTTTATTTATGTCGATTGTTGCACTTGAGTAATTCGTCCCTGTTTTGCTAACAAATTTTGCCTTGATCACATCCAACACACCATCAACTTCTTTTAAGATCGAGTAGATATCGCTTATGTATAGTGGCTCTCCAATAAAAAGCTTAGTATCAAAATGTTCTCGCAACGACTCAACACACTTGTCGAGTGTGGTGTATTTATCGCTGCCCGGAAGGGCTTTTATCATAAACTGTATTCCCAAATTAACAATAAACGGATCTATTATATCAATAGTGTCATTCAACATTCTATATTGATTTAACCAGACTTTTAAATTCTTCTTAATTGTAGAATTTGTTTTGGTCAAGTTTCCAAATGAATCTTCTGACACAACATACATATTTAAATTTCTTTTTTGGGAATCAGCATCTTTTTGTACAGAAACTCTCTTAATTGAACCAAATTTAGCTGGCATTCTATATGCCAAATTTTCATAATCTGCTTGTGTTACTGCTCTGTTTTGAGTTGGGAAGGTGTCGAAAATTCTTTGCTTAATTTCTTCTGAATTGGGATTGGTCACGTCGCCAACTATGGGAGTTTCATTGTATACCTCAACCGTGCTTGTAATTGTATCAATTATCTCCTCCGACAGTCTAGAGCGTTCTTCGAATTCAAGCTCGACACTATTGACGGTCGTTATCTGGCCGGATGCGGCGTTTGAATTTCTCGGATTTGAAGTGCGAAGATTTATGGTTAAGGTGGTATCTTGTGGTACTATTCCAAAACTTTCATTTTTTGATAATTTTGTGGGATCAAAAGTTGTGTCTGTGACATAGGTTTTTCCGAATATATCCATGGAGACGTTTTGCGGATCGGAAACTACATTTGATTCTCCTGATTTGCCGCTTCCAAATTGCAAAAATGTACTTAAAGTGTCTCTCTCAACGGTAAATTTTCTTGAAACCAAAAATGGCTTTAATATGGATGGAACATAATCATTCCTATGATTATCGTTTCTAAATTCTTTAAATACCATATCTTGTGCTAAGTAATCTACTTCAAAATACTCATTTCCTTCGGAATCGTACACTGAGATGATCTCTGACACGTTTGCAGTGTTAAGTTTAACTTTTTTGAACCTCTCGTAAGCGCCCACCTTAAGTTGCTCGGTCTTAAATATTCCAGAAACAACTGGGCCATACGCTTTTATTGCATAATAAGTTGGAGAGCCGGTATTAGAATCGGTTCTAGCCACTACAACTGGATATTTTGGATCTGCAAAATCGATGTTTTCCGTTAGCACAAAGTTTAGGCCCGCTTCGCTAGAGAAGGAGGCGCCGCGTTTTAAAATGGGGAGATATTTTCCATCTGGACCAAGAGATGTTTGAGATGCTGGTACAATTATATAAATCGCAACGGTACCGTAGGTCGAGGGCCGGCCAGTATATTTATAACCTAGAGCGCGGCCATGGCGGAGCACATTATTAAATTGATACGCTGTGTCTAGGAACGACTCATTCACATTGTAATCTAAATAGAACGACAACTGATCCCCTACGTAAGAAACTGCGTCGATCATGAGGGAACCAAACGAAGCTTCGCTAAAATCTTGGAAAGAGTCGGGATATAACCTTTCTGCTATCTGTAGTAGATCTCTTCTGATAGAAGAATATTCCCTACTAGTATAATTGATTGGCATTATTTTCTTTTGATTTTTTGGCATTTAAAGTTCTCTCCCTAAATAGTAAATTCCAGCATTTCAGTTATACCGATATCTGGTATACCATAAGTTAGTGCGATGCCCAAGGTGTTGCTGTCTGCTCCAGCGGCACTAAACTGTATGTTGATCACTGAAACTACAGGCATAAATTTATTTATTTGCTCTCTTATTCTTGTCTCTATCATTACATATGTTTGAGAGCCAAAATTTTGAAACAGAAAATTTCTTAAACCAACACCAAACTCCGGCTCCATGACTCTTTCGCCGGGGGCTGTTAAAATCAACATCTTAAGATTCTGCCTGACGAGTGCTCTAAAATTTTTTATCATAGTAAAGCCGTCGATCGAATTTTTAGTAATCGGTAGTGCTACTCCAAATGAAGACATTTTTTAGAACCTCCTAATAAATAGCTGCTTTAATTATTTGTGCACCGAACTATCCCGGGCCATCACACATATTGCCTTTGGCGTCGTAAGGAGTGGAGCGCAACTTCCGGCGTTGCCACCAAGAAAGCAGGCCGGCGCCGGGAGACGGCATTATTCTTGCTCTCATATTTCTTAAGAAGATCTTTGCTGCTCCTTCGCTATAATTATCGCCCGGCTTCCAACTGCGGGAGTTGTAATATGCTCGGAACATTTTCTTAATTCTTGCTTTTGAATTCCTCAAAAGCAGGCGATCCCAGTTGTCCCACTCTTTAACAAATAGGCCACCGAAAAAGCCGGGTTGGCGATTGTAGTACTCTTGCCACCCTTCTGCACCATATGTGCCACTCTTTTTCATGTCATAGGTAATGGTATCGAGCGTATATGTTTCTCCAAAAATTGGCCACCAGAACGGAGATCTTCCCGTGATCTCTCCCTCGACTTCGTGCAAGTACGCTATCATTCCCGGCTTAGCTCTAATTCCATAGTGCTTCGGTGAGTCGCTCACATCAATCCAATCTTCGATATTACTACTATCAACAAAAATCTCATCAAGCAGTGGCACGCTTGTGGTTGGAACCCATCTGGTTGCGTCTCCGGGGCCCACTGTTACCTCGCCGATTGATGACAAGAATCCCATATCGTTATACAGTGCCAAAATTGCTGTTACCTTTTTCATCGAGAAAATATAGCTTGTCATTACCTTATACTTTGCATCATTTTTGAGCATATTGAGCAAACAGAACAATAACTTGCTGTTACCCGTAAATGACTGAGTTTCACCGATTAATAAGTCCAGTGCATCTACCGAAACCGTTGTTACTAGAACCTTGGATGTTCCATAGTAAAAGTTGATACCATATTGAACTCCCATCTTGCCTTCAATGCCGACAACCTCATTATCTTTGTTGGTAACGGTCTTCATTGTTCCGGGATATACATCAGAAATTCTCAAATCGTGGTCATTTGACATAATTATGCTTAGGGCGTCACCAACTTTGTGTTGTTCCCCGTTGATACTTATAAACTTTTCTATTGCGAAGAAATTGGTTGTTGTTGGGGTTGCTTCGCTCAGATCTGGGATGTCTCCTATTGGCATAAATTCTTCGGCCACACCGGTGGGGGATTGAGGACCGGTTCGTTCTCTACCGGGTACATTTTTATTGCTACCCTCTGTTCCTGCATCTTTAATTGCCTTCGCGTCGGTGCGCTGTACAGTTCTTTTTATCGTTCCAACATCAACTGATTTGGCGACCGGTCGCAACAAGTCTACGTTCAAGTCATTTGGGTTGTGTAATTCTTCGCCAGTATAAAACATCTTGTCGCCGGCCTCATCAACTTGAGAATGGAAATACCCAACGTAATCATCGCCAAAGTCAAATCCATTATTCGGATCGTTGTCTTGTGCTATTCTCCATTCGCCGCCAGAGGTATAAAAAACGTCGGGCTTATCGGGGTCCACGGGTGCAGGATCGTAGAGTTCCCTAAATTGCTCAACAAGTTTGTAATCAAATATCTGCAACGGATCACCTGCAGTGGGGCAGAGGTTCATGAACAACCAATAATCCAAATCAAAGATGTCTGGTACGAATCCGTTGGCAGCCATATTGTCAACTAGTTTTTCGCCCATAACATTCAATTGTATTTTGACCAGTTCTGTCAATATCAGCTTTGCTTCTTCTTCCAGCATCTGCACTGCTTCAAAATTCTCATCTCGACGATAACCTTGAAGAGTCTGGAAAAAACCAGCATCACCAGCTAATTTTGCATCCCAAAGACTTTGAACATATTTAGACTTTTTCTTGCCGGTTTCCACATCTTTATAGCGCATATTGTATGCTTCTCTAAAAGGGTAGCCGTATTCTTGTTGAAAATCATTAATAATATCCATAGCTTCTTGAATTGGCGGCGTGGGCACAACTGTCTGTTCCTCATCGACCAAAAATTTATAATACTGAACCGATTGCTCAAGGAATCCATACCAGAACATATCATCCTTAAAGGGATTAAACGATTCCCAAAATGCAGATTGCACATCTTTGAATCCTTCCTCCATATGTTCTACTATGTAGGCAGCAAAAATGTTGCTAAAGTTGTCTGGAAATTTTGGCATAATCTTGGAGAAGACTCCGATCGCCTTGAAAATATGAGTACTGGCATAGATTCTAATCGCAGCATCTATAAGGCCCATCATTCCGGCCTTAGCTGGTCGATTCATAATTCGGTTAAACGGAACTTCTACTGCACAGTCAGGATTATTCTTTAATCTTGGATCTTCTTGCAGCAATGGGTATCTCTGATCGATCTTTCCTTTGATTTCCTCAAAATCGATCAGGTTTTGATTTCTCGGCTTACAAGGAGAGTATTCAGGGAAAAGCACCTGAGTAAATCCCATCCAGCCATCATATTTAAGTGGCTTAACATACAGAGGGGGGTTGGTGTAAGAACCTCCAAATTTTGATGGATCCAAATAAATGGCGCGCGCATTCTCAGCACCTCTCAGGTATTGATCATAGCTAATCCCAAGGATCATGTCATCATTGCTTGGGCCGCGGGTATATTCATTGCCAAACAAATCCACATCAGTAACACTAATTGAATCATAAGGATTTCCAGTTTCAGGATCGACATAATATAGATCCGACTTGGTCAGATAATCGTAATCCATTCCGTATTTCCATCCGGTCTCGTTTTCTCCAATTTCTTTGCAAAATCTCTTGAAAAGCTTCGTCATATAATCGTTGTAGTTATCGTACTCGGTCGCTATCGTCTGACCTGAAATATCTGCCAAGAGAGCTACTTGTGGTGGATATTGTTGATTTAAGACAGTCATAGCGCGAGCAAACTGTGGATAATCTGCCAAGGACAGATCGGGCTCCACCGGCAAGTCTAATTTCTTAACCGGCTGGGCGTGGAACCCATTCAAACCCTCATCCACGGCTAAAAATTCAAACTCTCTTGCTCTTAAGATCTCATCATCTAACTCCATGCCGCCGCCCGGCACAGAAGAAGGTTTCACAATCATAGAGAAAGGATACATAATGAGGTTAATAAGTGATTGAAGAGCCCAGCCAACAATAGGGACGTTTTCTATCCAATCCGGCAAGTCAAATGCATCATCTTTTTCATATTCAGAGCCAATATTTCCGCATAAAGGGTTTTCTATTTCAGCGCCAAAATTCATCTTCTCTTCAATCTTTACTCGAAGATTGTCATCAAATCTGTTTACATACTTTCCTTCCTCTTCAATTATATCTGAGAAGTAACACTGAAGATCAAACCCCCAACTCCACGTGGATTCGCCACCTTCGTTACTGCCGCGGCCACAACCTTTTCGAAGACCAGCAGCATTATCTTTGAAGTTTAAAGAAATATCGGCACCATCAAGTTGCCAATGGGCGCCGGTTTCGCGGGAAGTGGGGCCCTTGCGGGCTCTTCGCGTTACAACTATCTTTTCGGCTGACATGTCCGCGCGAAGAGGGGTGTTATAGCCCATATCTGGAACTCTCAACAAATCGACGCCGGTGCCCATTACTGGATTAAAATCAAATTCGTCGAAATCGATCCTAAATCTTTTTTCGGGCATTACGCCATTCGTGGCCCTGAAATTTAATTTATCTTTCAGATCTTTTCCGCCTTTGCTGGTTTTGCCATAATGAGGGTTTTTTGTGCTCTCTCCCGCATTCAAAAACTGCCTCATCATCCACTCTCCCACATAATAAGGAAATTGTCCATGTTGGGAAGAAAAGCCTGCTCCGGGCTGGAGGAACGAAAAGAATCCTGTGGCTGGCTCACCACCATTTGGCTGATTGGAGGCAAAGTTAACGTACGACTTATTATTCCATGCCTTTCTATGGTGTGCAGTCAACGGATTTCCTTGTGTATCTGACATGACCATGTTGATAAATCCCCATCCGTCGTCGCCAACAAACAATCCGCCATTTCCAAGCATATCTTTTATGTAATCAATCTCTAGCTGTTCAAAATCATTGCCCAAGGCAGCAGAGGTGACTGCTATTTGCTGCTCTGATTCGTATGGAACAAGGCCGTCATCACAACCGGGCGTAGAGACAAGAGGTGGCATATTATCTTCGATGTATTGTGGGATACCTTTTTGCATAATTGCACCCAAATCATCCAAATCATGAAGAAAACCCTCTCTCAAATTACAATACATCTCCTGACATTGCTCTGGTGATGCTCGTCCTTCGAGCATTTCACATCTCAATTTTCTAAAATTCTCAAGCTCTTCCGTGTTTGCGCAAATTGACGGATTAGCCGGCAGCGTTCTTGGATCTTCTCCTCCGGTTTGCTCCAGTTCTTCGGGAGTTGGTTCGCCGCGAGCAATGTCTCTCAACTGATCTCTGTAATCTAGCGGGAATAAGTTACCAATATTTCCAAAGAGCGTTCCAAGAGAATTTTTATTTGGAAGTGCTTCTCTGAATTCGGGATATTCATATTCAATTAGCTGATCCGCTATTTCAAGCATTGCTGCGCTTGGATTTCCTAAAAAGGCATCTGAGATTTCTTGCCTAGTAACCGAGTTCGCAATATCTTCTGCAAATTGAATAGTTCTAGATCTGTTGGCAAAGGCAGCACCGCCGGCACCAAGCTGGGCTACAATATCTACAATTGTATCTTCGACTTTCTTGTCATCAGCGTCTGGTCCACAAATCGCTTCTTTGATTACCTCTGCGAACGTTGTCTTGCCTGACAGTACCGACGGTATTGCCATGGCCATCGCTCCCATGGTCTCAATTGCTTTACATATTGCATCACCAATCAATTCACAGATTTTAATAAACAGAAGCATCAGAATCTTCAATACCAATAGTTTAACGGCATATTTAATCGCTTCCCATAATAGTCGAGTAAGATCTTTTAGTTTCGGGATCCACCCAGCATAGTTTTCCATTCGGGGAAGGCGAATGTCGCTGATATCTCCACAGAAAATGTTGCCCAAACTCTTGATGAAGTCCCAGAAACTTGGATTAAACAATGGGGCCACTGGGCAATCCAACATTCCAATAAGAGATGCTATGATCTGGGCTCCGGGGAATTTGTTTAACTCATCCAGCAGTGCAACAAGATTTTCTGAATAGTATTCCATGAGCGCTGCAATATAGGCTTGCATTAGTGCGTCAGTGTTCAATTCTTTATTGGCTTGACCAGCAACATCAAATTGCTCGCCAATAGTTCTTCTAGTTTTTCCAGAGGGCGCGCCAGTGGGAGCACCCGGAACACCATAAAACTGGCCTTCCTTAGTTCTTCTTCTTTCGTCGTCAATAATCGCTTGATTTTCCCATGGCTTTGAGATACCTTGACCAGCAATTAAATTGGACACCTCTTGTGGAGTGCTCCCTGCAACAAAAATATCGCCGCTTTCCAATTTCTTAGCCGCCATTTCTCCCAATTCTGCTTGCGCTTCAGGGGGCAATCCAATAAATAAGTCTCCAAAATTTTCAATCGACATGGCGTTTAGCGCGCTTTTGATCAAACTAGCCATGGCCTCCTCTAAAGTTAGGCCGGCCATCAAACATCTAATCGCATCCATCAACAAGTCGAAAAGACCACATTTTTTAAGAGGCTCAAAACCATGGCGCCACAATTTATCTAACTGGCTCGCTGCTGGGCCAAATTTAGTTGTAGATGCCAAGACTATGGCGCATATCATCGTAAATGTGTTATCTGACTTTTCAAGTTCCTTGAAAGCTTGCATCTGGGCCATACCGTAAATGTTGGCTTTGTTTACGTCCTCTCCGTCGATTTGCAATCCCATATCGATTTCATCTGCTCTGATGCCATCAAATCCGACTTTACAGACATTCTTGTTAAATTTGTGAGCAATGACATCCGACAAGCTTAGTATTTCATCAAGAATATCTTGACCGAGTTGTTTTCCTTCATTCGCTAGAGCATCGGCAATACAGCTTGCAACGGTCTTAGATTCGTCGTCAGCCTCTTCGTCAATTGTGGAATATATCTTGGGATAAGTGTATTGTGTTACAAATTCAACCCAAGGAATTTGAACACGAGCAGAGAGGCCCGCTTCCATTTTAAAAAGCTGGGCGAGATAGGCGTTAGCTGTTACATCTTTCCAAGCATCTAGTTTGGTCAATGGTCGAAGTTTTTTTCTGCCGAAGTGGTATGGTTTTTCTGCACATTCCTCTGTATAGACAAGCATCTTCTTAAGTTTATAGTTGTTCCACCTAAAGGTGATCATTGTAACTGTTTCTTGACCAAAGCCGGCAAAAAGACCAGAGAATCCGGGACCAGCGACACCGGGAATTTGAAAGCCTTTTTGGTTCAAGAATGCTTCTAGTCCTGTCATCATCTCCGACAATATTGAACTTGAAAATAGGGCCACGTCTCCGTATTGCTCCAAGTTAAACAATCGATTGTCTTCCCAGAAAAGCAAATTTCCACCATTAATTGCACGGTATACTTTCAAATATCTACCATAAAGGTCAAGACCCTTGCGAACTCTAATCATTTTCGTTATCATTTGAGAAGCATTGTACGTAACTTCAACCTCTCCGGGCTCGTCCGGTTCTGGCTCTTCTTCCTTCGTGGCCGCCGGAATTTCATACATGACATCGAACGGTACCGAATATAGAAGCTTAAGTCTCGAATTGGGGCGCGGATCTAAATCATATTTATCATAAACTATATATTCACGAACGAATTGTCTAGTTTCAGCAGAATCGTGTTTTTCATAAAATGTAAACAACGAGTCTATGACATCATCAACATTTTCTTCGTATTTAGATTGTAATTCTTTCTTTATTTCATCTTCATCGCCAGAACTTAAAGTGGTTGAACTAGCGGTTGACTTGTGGGGAGTAACCACTGTTACTTGATATAGACAGAATTTTTCATTTAGTGTTGGCGAATCGATAGTTCTTTTTCTCCAGTCGGATATTATCGCCAGAGGGTTTGGGGTACACGGACCTTTACACGGCGACGGTCTTTCAAATATCTCATCATCACAAATATCGATTAAGCCGTCGTTATCAATATCTTGCCATTTTAAAAATTTAGATTCAGCCATTTTTAATTCTCCTACTTCTTAACTCAACGTAACGTTTGAACTGTTAATGTAAAGATACCCAAAGGGCTCTAAGTGATTCAGTTCCCAAAAAAGCATATTGGCTCTCGTATGCCACAAACTATTCAATACGAAATCAAGCACGGTTACCGTGGTTGGCGGGCCGGCTGCGGCGATCCACGGGCGCCATTGATCAACTGAATTGAGTGCATTGTAGCCGGCTTGAATCAGTGTTAAATTATATAGCGCACTCCAAATTTCACCAACTGCATCGTGTAGTTCCTTAAGCGCGTCAACTAGGTTATCTCCAAGAACAGCGCGCTGAAGTGTGTTGACTTCTTTGAATAAGTTTGCGATACCGCCATACACAATCCGAGGCTCAGTGTGGTCACCTGCTATTAATTCAATTGCTGGGGCTGGCAATTGTTTTCCGCCGAGGGAGTTTGGTTCGCCATCGGCGCCAATGCCAGTAAATCCACTAGAGCGGCCGGTAACAATTTTAATACTCGTCCTACCTATGATTCTAACATCATCGGCCTTGATTCCAATACCGGATCTCTTTTTTGAATATCCATATTTTCCGCCGGCGAGACCAAAGTTCTTATCGATATCGGTCAATTGACTTATATAGACTCTTGCAGCATCTGCGGACATCATTGGGTCCAACTGTGCACCTTCCTGTGGGCCGGCGCCTTTTGAGGCTCCCGCGCCGCGGCCAACAACTAGATCGATCGTACTTGTGCCCTGAAAGCCCTCTGCACCAGCGCCAGAGGCCTTACTAGCTGGACGATCTGTTCCTAAAACTATATAAGAGCCGCCGTGTTGAATTACTGATTCGTCATTCGCCATCTTGAAACTAAGATTCTTCATCGGAACGACTGTGTGGAACAAGCCACTATTTGTCGGAACCATCTTTACGGGCTGTTTGCCCTTCATTTTTTGATATACGGTATCTTGGTCTCTTTGATTTTTTGGCAGTCTTTTTTTGCTATAGCCTTTCTTCTTATCTGTTCCGATTCCCATTATTCTCTCATTGTTAAAGTTTTATTTTCCATCAGAAGCTTTTGATCTTCTTATGTTTTGAATTATGTTTCCTTTTTTTATATATTCAAAATGCCATGGCTCAGGTAAGCTTCCGCCTTGGCGGGCCCACGCTGGGTTTGTAAACCCAAATCTCGGCGCATTCGCCAACATCCATTTGTATCTGGTTGTTCCATATCCGCCGGAGTTCCAGTCAAATGCCACTCCCCAACCGTGTGGTGATGTGCCGGGTGTGGCCGCGAATCTGCCGCGACCTTTTGCTGTAAATTCTTGTTTAATTCTAAGCTGCGTCTCAAATGGTCTATATCCAGAATTCACAACTAGCTTTTTCTTAAATCTTTGATAATATGCAGCCGCTAAATTATTAAAATCCTCAACCACGTCTGCACACAGTTTTTCTTGCCTATTTTTGCCTATCACATATGTCGTATCAACATAGACCTGTAGAGCTTCTGGGAATTGTCCATTTGTGACAGTTTGGTGTTCGCCAAATTTTCCTGTGTATTCTGCTATCTTGGGTCGGCCAAAACTACCGCCGGAATATGTGTGGGTCTGGGCGCTTGGAAACGCATCCACTAGTGATTGACACTGGCTCTTGGCTAAGGGGTTTGTCGGCGAATTTGCTCTACTGATTATTTTTACAAACTCGGCTACCTGTAAATCATCGCTTTCGCCATCAGCCGATCTTTTTAATTTTATTTGCACCATATCGCCTACATTAACTGAGGCTACCTGACCTGAATTTGGTTCATCAAATATAAGAACCTCCGTAAACAGAGTTATCAGCGAGGCGGCGTCTGCGGGGCTTTTTGCTGTGGCCAATTCACACGGATCGGGTAAAATTATGTGTTGACTATTTTCATCTATTATCTGTGCTCTGAATTTATACTTTGCGATTCTAGCTCCGCTAACACTAAAAGGATCTCCACCGGATGCGTTTGCTTCATTGCCAGCAATTCCATACATAGGCGACAACACGAATGCTAGTGGTGTATCGGGAGAAGATTTTGTCTTGAAGGAACGCCGAATTGACTCTTTTACTAAGTCGGCCGGGTTATCAAGTATGTCGGCGTATGAAATGCTCATTTAGGAAGTGCTCGCGTCTTGTATTAAATCTAACAGATTATCCTTATCTTTTTCAGAAAATTCGTATGAAGAGTCAACATTTTTTTGTCTCAGAGAAATAAGCTTTACAAGCTGTTCGTTTGAGCGCTGCATTGTTTCGATATGTTTTGCGGCGACTGGGCTAAGATATTTATTCTGATCAGTATCACCGGCGATTTGATTGGCAATCTCATTAAGAAACTCACGCGCAACTTTGCGATCGTTTCTGATGTTGTCCAATGCTTCGGCTATTAATGACTCTAGGTTGTTGCTCACAATTCTCCATTCTCCCAACTAGCTTTAAATGTTGAATATCTTTTACGAAATTTCTTAAGAGAATTTACTATCTGCTTGGTATTCAAGCCAGTAATCTCACGAAGATATAAATAAATAGCTTTCTTGTTAAAAATTTCAATATCTTCTTTTGACTCAAAAAGGATATTAATTGCTTTATACACCTTTAAATCATTTTCTTTCATTTGGGTGGTATCCCACGATTGCAATTCTTTGTGAAACGATATCCAAAATTCAGCGCCTTCGCGTTCAGTAATATACGATTCATCAGTTGAGAGATACTCTTCTTCATATTTTTTCGCTATATTATCATAATCAACTTCGCGCGCAGAGCGCTTTTGTTGTTTCTTTACTTTGTGAATAAACCAGTTTTTTGTAATAACTGAAAAATATGAAAAGGCCTTGGAGCCCTTTGCTGGATCAAATTTATCTAGGATGGTCATTAGCCATACTTTACATTCATCTCTTAAATAATCACAATTTGGTAAATTAGTAAACTTGTATGTATAGACTATTTTATCGACCATCTCATTAAATGCTGGCTCAATATAATTCACGTACAATTCTGTTCTTTCTTTTACGCAGCTTGTTTTTGCGTATTGTATGATTGCGTCTTCGTGAACTTGTGTAAAATAATGATTCTTACGTTTCTTCGATCTCTTCCTGCGCTTCGGCTTCGGGTTTGGTGCTGTCATAAAATTCTTCTTCTGTTAGCGTATAAATGAACTCAAATGTATCCATCTGTTCATTAAACGAGCGAGCATGCTCCATTAAGCCTTGTAATGTCTGATCTCCGTAAAACATCTCCATTTCGTATACTTTTTCTGTATGTTCCGAAAAGGAGCTTATCATCTGCTGTAAGTCTCCCAATTCTTCCGACACCATCAGAAGACGCGCAATTGCTGAGCGCGCATATATGAATATTCCAATGTTCAACGCGAAAGATATAAAAAGACAGAAAGACAGTATTGTTTCAAGTTGGCTCATAGGTTTCGCTTTTGGCTTCCTTTTTTTGTTGTTTTAAAATTTTTTTGTTCTCTTCAATGTATTCTTTGGTGATTTCTCCAACTTCCGCAGTTGATTTTTCCTTTTCAGAATTAACAGTAAACGAAGCTGAATAATCTTTTATCATAGTAGATTTGTTACAGTTTTCACAAATCTCAATGGACTCATTTATACCATGAAAAAACACTTTTGTAAAATCACAGTCCGAACACACATACCTGTATCTCGGCATTATTTGACCATTTTTTCTAACTGATCTGGTGTCACTTCACTATTGTCAGAAAACCTAACCGTAGGTGGGTTTTTGACAACTAGGCCTTCACCGGACTCTTCAAGTTCAAATCCTTGCAGAATTGGAACTATATCCAACTCATTTAAAAGTGATTCTTGAAGGGCCATCATGATGGCTCCGAGTGCTTGGTTTGATAAATGCATTTTCTACTCCTTATTGTTTAAATGATTTTTGCAAATAATAATTTTGCAATTTGGGTAAACTGAGACTGAGACTCCGGGTCGGAATGGGCGAGTTTCTCGCTCGGGAATCACGAACTCATCGAATCTCTTTTCCAGTTCTTCTTGTATTTTTTGCCATTCTGGCTGACTAGTGCCATGAAACTCTAATGCAAAGTTTAAGATCTTTTTATCTATATCATGCTTAAAAATATGCGGCAACAGTTCGTGTTCTCCGCCTTCACAATCCATCTTTAGGAAATCAATGAAATCAATATTATTTTGCTCAATAATCTCCTTAACAGATATTTGTTCTGGCAGATCTCTTATTTGTTCGGTATCTGCGTCTGCGGAAAATCTTTTTTCGGAAACATATGAATCATTGTTCTCGAAAAGGGCCTTGTGGCCACCAATCGATGTCGTAGACTTCGCGAGACTGGCGGCTCTGTTCTCGCCTATGACTGCCATGTGATGTACTTGAATGTTTTCGTGTCCTTTCAATCTTTCTCGGGCGCGGAGATAATTTGACTCTTCTATCTCGTATGCTAGAACTATTGATTCGGGATATCCATCACTAGCTAATTTTGCAAACCAGCCGGTGTTGCACCCTATGTCTACAATGAACTTAGGCTCTCTCTCAAAGTTGCATTTTTTAAAGCGATAATTATCATCCCTATAAGCTTCGCTTGCCATTCCTCGCTCGTCGCTTCTTATGCTTTGATCATTGTTGTCCCACTCTTGATATCCCATTTGTACTCCTTAATTTATATCTGTTTTGACCCATATTCCGGGGAGAGAATCTGCTAGTCTTTTTCCCCAGCCGGGGTTCGAAGGGTCGGCGGCGTTTCTAATCTGTTTCTCAATTAGAGGCTTGCGATCGACAAAACACCATTTCATCTCTACAATAAGCTCTTTACCATCTTCTGAGTAATATGCTCTTTGTTCGTCGTGGGGCGCGACATCTGGATTGCCGGCTAAAACATCATCTACCAAGTCTTTAAAATCTGTCACTCGTTGCTCCCAAAAAAGTTTTCTGAGTTTATGTTTTTATCGTCTATGAACAAGTCATAAATAGGCTTGCCAAATCTTAATTCATGATATTTTACTCCCCATTGGGCGAACTGCTTCTCTGTTGTATCTCTCCAGTCGATGCCCGTGCCCGTGCCGCGAGCAGTCCAATATACAATTACATTGCCCTCTTCGAAGAGACTATTAATTTTATCTATGTTCTTCTTAATTGGTCTTGCATCGGTATAGTCCCTATTCTCTGGTGAATCGCAAATTGTCTCGTCTATATCAACGAAGATGATCATTTATATACCTCTTCCTTATCGTAAAAATAGTCTTCCTTGTCGAATGCTGTGGAACACAAAACCAACAAAATATCATTTCCAGTTAGATATTCTTGTTGAGCCCAGACCATCCTATCGAGAAAGACTACTTTACCCGGCGTTAAAAATACGGTCTCAATGCCATCTCTGGAATGTAGCTCAACCTTGACTTTCCCCTGAACACAGAAGATGTATTGTTGATCTTCGTAGTGCCCGTGCTTTCCACGAACTTCGCCCTTGGGTGTGTCAGTAATATAATACATTCTTCTTGGAATAAACTTTAAATCAGTCAATTCCATATATCTTAAAATTCCAGTTTCTTCGGTTCCATTTTTGGATAACATACTATTTTTTTCTCCTTAATAAAATTAAATTTGATTTAGGTAGCTGACCTATCGGGTACCGCCAGAGATCGTCGAGCCACGGTTTTCTATCTAATACTTCAAATTTCTCTCGCATTTTTACAAAATCATTATAAATTTCTGGTCGCAGTTGCTTGAATCGTTCGTTAGCCGATGTTGAATTCGGAACGAGTGGGCGACCTTCTCCGGCTCTGTTCTCACCACCATTGTCAAACAAGGTGGTTGTGTCAACGGTCTCCGGCAACAAGCGAAAATCGAAGACTGCTCGGCCTTGGCCGGGTTTCGTTTTATCCTCATTGGGTTGCCAATGGGTATCCTCAATAATATAAAAGCCTCCAATTTTTACCAAACTGGCCAAATTAATAAAACTCAACTGTTGGTGGTAAAAAGCATGCGATGCATCATCTATTATGATTTCAAATATCTCTGATGTCTTATTATACACTTGTTTTAACACTTTCTTAAAGTCTTTATAGCTATCTAAGCTTCCCTGATCTCCTTGAAAGAATCTAAATCTTTCTAAATCAGTATCTGAGGTTTTTAGCGCATTTATATCGAACCCCCAAATGTCAGCCTTGTGATAGTATTCGTGCCACATTCTTATGGAAGGAAAGTCTTCTATTTTCCTATTCATGTTATTCTCGCCATGCTCAGGTCCGCCATTGTTTAGACCAATTTCCAAAATATTAATCTTATCGTGTCGAGAGTATTCAAAATAATGTTCATACAAAAGTGTAAAGCCGGAACAACATCCGGTTGTGGTGCCCTTGTCGGTTCCAAACTTGTTGGCTAGTTTCGTTAAGGTTAACTTTTGGAAGAAGCTGTTAGTGGGAGGCATGCCCCACGGGTCGTCATAAGATTCATAAGTTCTGATCGCGGATCCTTCCGAATCATATTCAGTAATCACTTTCTTTCCCACAATACCTCTTTGATTACTGTTTCCACCTCTTCATCCGTCATCATTTCGTGATATGGAATGCTAACAGTAGAGTTTGATTCAATGATAGATAGCGGGAGTGGGGTCTCTGTAGTTGATTTGTAGCACTCCACGTCGTGAACCGTCCTGTAATGAATACCACATTGAATCCCCCTTTGCTTCATGTTTTCTATAAAATCATCCCTATCGTCAACTCTCAATCTGTACAGGTGTCGACTTGTGTTGCTTAACCCAAGCGCACTATTGTAGGCCTCTCGAACTTCATCAAAGCGCTTAGCCTTGGCTTCAAGCTTTTCAAGATTTTTCAAAGCCACATAAGCCTGTATGGAATTCATATACATTTTCCAGCCGGGAAGAACGAACTTTCTCTCCCAACTGTTATCTTCGAAGTTTGTTCCATATCTTGAGAGTATTTTTAATCTTCTAATCTTCTCTTCGTCATTTGAGACTATCATCCCCCCGTCAATGCTGCCAACAGGCTTGGTTGGATAAAAACTAAAAATCATCAGGTCTTCATCGTTTGCTTGTTCGGCAAACTGATTTTTATCTAGCTGTTGTGCCGAATCTATGATCTTATAATCCTCAAATTGGTGAAGAGTGTATGAGTGCCCTACCCAGTTCACATCATCTCTGTATCTTACGTTGTGTCCTGCTGTTAAAATAGCGTTCGGCACTACGGGCGGAATGATCGAAGGGATCTCAATTGTTGTTTTTTCTTGTTCTAATAACGTCATGAAAATAGCCATCGTTGCGCTGTGAATCGAACACGCATATTTGGCTCCAACATAAGAAGCTATTTCATTTTCCAATTCTTCCACTATTTTATCATTTAATAGAGGACGAAATTGAGATGTGTCAATCACATAATCGTTGACATGCATTAATTTAATCATTTTATCTCCAAAGGGGGGCTAAATTTTTTTGAGGTGCTGACAGTCCTAGAATACCCAATACTATCTCCTTTACCCCATTTAAAATTATCAGAAGCGATTTCTATTTGTTGAATATCAGACATGTAACTACTAATCTGTTTTCTCCACCAAGGAAATTTTTTAACTGTTAGTCTTGCTGGCTCCCCGTGTTTATTGTGTGACTGCATATGGTGTATTGCCAAAATCCATCCTTCTTTGGAGACTCTGTTCATTTCTGATAGTACGCGTAATAAATCTTCTTCCGGAATATGCTCTAAGACTAAAAAAGAGGTTACTATATCAACGGTATTGTCACCTAGTGGTATCTCTGTTGAATCTCCTTCAAAAAAAGTAATCACATCACTGGCGTATGAATCTGTTATTCCTAGACCTACACTGGCTATATCAATGCCATAGGCTTTTTTTGCACTAAACGAATTGACTGCATCGTAACAAAATTTTCCAGACCCGCACCCAATATCTAAAATAACCTTATCCTTAAGATTAAGTCTTTGATTAATTTTTTTATCATTCACAGAATTTGTAAATAAATCATAAAAAGCACTACCATAGTTTCTTACTAATCCTTTTGGAGCTTTAGTGCCATTTGGCATTACTGTCCAATCGCATCCTTCAGAGTGTAAGTAGCCATCCACAAAACTAGTTTTTAGTTTTTCATTCATAGCTTAATTCTTCCCGTTAACATATCCTTAAACATAATCCAGTCACTAATCTTCGCCTTTACGGGATCACTAAATGCTGCTGGTTTATTTTTTTCAAAAAGAAAGTGGCCAGACCAAGCAAACGGATAGATCACGAATGGTGCCAGCAATAGCGACCACAATTTCATATTGAGTCCCACAATTAAGCACACATAGGATATTGTAGCCAATTGACCTACGAAATGAAGCCTACGACACCACTTATTTTGATGTAACGTTAAGTAGTGTTTATAGTATTCATCCATTTCCATCTTCAAGCTCCATAAATGTCTGTATGTTATAAAACCTTTTGTCATTTAAGTCTATGTTTCTTTTTTTAACTTCTCGCAATATTTCTCGAATTGATTCTCTCGGGTTGTATCGGGGTTGAAAATTTAACAACTCCTTAGCTTTCTCGTTTGAAGCCAAATAGTTTCGAACATCTGGCCTGTTCTGTATTTCTACTTCGATGTTTATACCGTTTTCTGAGAGTTCTTTTTCAACGTCTTCTGCTAGTTTTCCGATGGTGTAGTTTTCTCCGCAAATATTGAACACGCCGGCGATACCATGATCACAAGTAATTGCCTTCTTGTATGCTTCAGTTACATCTCGAATATCGATTAAGGGGCGCCACAAATTAGGATTATGAACAACTATTTTACCTTGCGTTAGAGCAAACTTGGTCATTGTGTTGACCACTAAATCAAATCTCATCCTAGGAGACCAACCGCCCACTGTGCCCTTTCTCATCGAAATGGGTCTGAAGGATTCATCCTGCAGGTTCATCAGTGAGTACTCTGCTTGTAGTTTGGAAATACCATATGGATATTGTGGATTGACCGGGCTGTCTTCAGACATAATCTTGTTATCTGTAAATCCATATACACTACACGAACTAGCATACACATAGCGCGGAACTCCAACTTCTTTGCTTATGAAGGCCAAAAATGACGGGGCTGCGGCGTTCTCTATAAAGTTTCTTTTTGGGCTAAAGTTGGCCATTGGGTCATTGGACAGGCCAGCGAGAAAAACTACTGCGTCGTGTCCTGCGATCTCTTCTCTGGTAAGATCCATTAGGTCTTTGTGAATCATTCTTACATTTGAATTTAGGTAGTTTCCGAACCAAAACAAATCGACTGCAGTTACTTGATGGCCCTCAGTTGCCATCTCGTTGCACAACCTAGTTCCCACATAACCTCCACCACCAGCAATTAACACCTTCATCTACAGACACTCTTCCCTAAATTGATCATAATATTTGTACCAAATTTTAATTGCAGCATTCTCATTCATAAGAGTAGCAAACCTGATGCAGTTTTTGTTGTTATCATCTCCGTCCCATATCGGACCCCATGGTTTGCGGCGGCCGCTGTAGTGAATTATCTTTATTAGTTCTTTGTTGTTTTCATAATCTTTTGGATCGCCCTTGCCGCCGGCGCCAAAATTTTGAAAATTATAGGCTTCAGACACGGTGCCCACATCCGGATTATTCGGACTGAACATATGCTGACAGGTGACCTGATCTCCATCGGGCCTGTGTTTTATCCCTGTGCTTACAACCAATTCCACCATCTTGTCATAGCATTCGCCGGTTAGGTATTTCTCTCCTGCAATCAGCAATCCAAGATTGGGATATTTCCAAATAATCTCAGTCTCATCTTCTATAAGATTAGAAAAGTCTCCGGTGCACAACATGTCGGCATCTAAATAGACGCTCCTTTTGTATCCAATTTGAGCAAAAGTCTCAAACGAAAGATAAACATCATAATTTCCAACACCATAAATTGTTCGTGGAATATGCTCATAAAAACTAGAATCTCTCGGAGGATCAAAAATCGTATCCTTGTGTGCCTTGCGAATGAGATTCATGCTCTTTTCATTCAAATTATTATAGGGCACCTTTATATCACATTCATCAAAAACTCTCAAATTCTTTTTTAATGAGTGAATCAGTACCGCGGCCGCTAAAGCAAAATCATCAGAAGCGGGTATGCAAATAGCATATTTTTTCATATCTTATACCTTATTTAAATAATCGGCCAAAGGCCTTTTGTGTTCCGGGAGGCTCTCGAAATCCGATAACTTCATACGTCCTCCAAATGTCTCTCTCCATTCTGTGGGATGTATCCCATAGTATACCGTTAGTATTGTGCGCTCGCCTTGTTCAACCTTTGTTCCCTTGTGGAACCCGTTCGTATTACCCAGTATAACATCTCCGACGTCACCTTTGCATCTAATAATCCTATCTTTTCCATAAATCGATTCGATATCATTGTGTGTCCAGCGATATTTTGAGTTCCAACCATTAAATTTTTGTAGATGACTTCCGTGGACATAAGTAAAGGGACCGTTGGCGTCTGTTACATCATTGAGATAAAAGAAAAATTTTAAAAGTCTTGGGCTATCTTTGTCGCAATGAAACAAGGTTGTTTGACCATTGCCCGGAATATTTGATTCACTTATCGTAGTAGCCTTGCTTTTTCTTAGCTGGACATTATTGATTGCGGGGAGGCAATTAAAATAGCTCTTTGCTATTTCTACAACCTCATCATCAAACGCAACATTAAAGACCGAATCACACGTTAAAAGAGGGTGTGCAACCTGTTCTGTGTAGAAATCATTGTACTGTAATTCTCCCCGAGACTTAATTAGCTCAAACTCTTCCTTAACTGCGGCTAATCTTATAGGATCTATAAACCCTTTTATACTCGAATACCCATTTAAATTTACCTCTTCCGCCGCGTGCTTGTACGTATCGCCAATATCAACCGGGTATTTCTCCCTACGCTCCTGAATGCATGCGGCGTATCTTTCCACTTCAGATTGACCTCCCCATGCGCATGTCGGATTTATCTTAATTTGTATCACTTTCTACATCCAAAGTATTTTCTTCTAACTTCTGGAAAATCATCAAACATGTGAAATTCAAACTTAAGTTTTTCCAAAAGGTCCAATTGTTGTAGATGATATTTCACTAATTGATGATTTGAAATACGGCCGCTGGCGTCAGTTCTGCAATTTTCTGGCTTATTGTATTCGTCTAAATGATCATACAGCGAGAAGAAGTCTGATGAATTCTTAGAATTCGCAAAAAACCAGAGGTCTAAAAACCCCTCATCATTGATTGGATAACCCTTGGTGGTTCTCTTAAGCTCTTTGAGCATTGGATGCCGGGCCTGTATTAAATCATATAATGGGCCCCGACCTCCTTTGAATAAATCGGTTCCATTTCGATCAACAACCGCAGACCACTTGCCGGCATAAAAATATTCATTATCAAAATTGTCAAAAATCACATCAGTCTCAAATGCCAAATCAAATCGAGTTGTCATAACGTAGTCATATTTAAAATCATTTTCTTGTTCATGTTTTTGTCTAAGCTCGTTGACTATTTTGTTAGAATACCACCTACTATAGTGGTTATTTTTGCGTGTATCCTCCCCCTTTACATAATCTGGTATATCGAAGTATATCTGTTCTTCGAAAAGGCTCTTGGTGGGATTATAAAGCTCCAAAGTCTTATCTTCCAATTCTTTGTCCCAGCAATGCACAAAAACATCAACATCATTTTTGTCAAGTATGTGTCTTTGGTAGTGTTCGTGCCCTTTTATGAGTACTCTAGGATCTGATTCGAAGAAACCTGATTTTCCTTGTATATTGCCTATTTTTCCACTAAGACATAGTGCTACTTTACTCACTTAAAAACTCCTTGATATCTGATAATTTGTTTACGTTTTCGGAATTTAGCGCCTTGTCATCAATCAACAGATCATAATGAATCTTGCCCATGACCAATTGATCAAACTTGACTCCCCAGTTTTTTAACTGCTCAAAGGTTATATCATATAAATTTGAATATATATCATTTACATTACCAGCGAAACTGGTCATGCCGCGGGCTGTGTACACTATAATTTTATTGCCCTTTGCGTGACATTCGTTCACTATATCAATCATATCCTTGTTTGGTTCGCATGTGTGATATTTTTTAATTTTTCCTTTTTCAGATGTCCTGTAACACAAGACATCATCCAAATCAAATGCAATCACCTTATTGTGCATAAAATTTCCTCTATTCTTTGATTGATTTTTCTTTTAATCTTTGAGTCTATGTTTGGGTATTTCCCTTTTATCTCTTGAAACTCGGGGTTTGCAAAAACATAATGGCCCGATGTCCTTATTATAGCATACTTTCTTATTTCGTTTACGCTAAAGAGCGCTTTTGCAGGAAGCCATTTTTTCCACTTGTCTGATTCATAACAAAGAGAATACAGTTTTTGGAACGATTTTTCATCAAAATGATTTAAAATCTCTTCAATCACACACTGTGTTTCTATTGCTCCAAATTCGGGAGCAATATTTATAGCGTCTAATCCCAAATCAAATCTGTTTTTAATCTCCTCTGGGGATAGATAATCTCCATTGTGTTCTTTCGACAAGACACCAAAGTTTTTACAGGTCTCAATCATTTTTGAACAACGCTCTTCGTCGTATTCGCCTATATTTCGATTTCCCTCAATTCTGGTGCCACCTTGTATAACCGCATATTTAATCTGCGCAAAGGCGGGGCCTAGTATTTTTTTCAAATCAAATAAGATCTTTTCAAATTCTCTGTGTGAGTATTTTCGAATTGCCTGTTCTGTGCCAATTTCATATAGGCAATTCGAATTTACGCGGTTGCAGGCTTTGATTAATTCGGCGGTTGCGTTAATTCCGTCTTCTATATTAGTATATTCCTTCCAAGGATCAATATGTATCAGATCAAAACAGGCTTTTGCATCAGCAATTAGTGATTGTTTTCCATCATCCATAGTCTTTCCTTGGGCTGGGCCGGCGTGATCTCTTTCTATAATCACCTTGTCTGTTCTATTTCTAACATAATCAACAAATTCGGCTGTGGTCCAATTGTTTACGTAGCCGCCGTCATGTTCTATTTGGCGGCGAGATGGGATTAGTCCGATTATATCATCAGAATTGTTGCATTTTTCAATGACCACATCTACTATATTCTTGCTCATTGGTCCAATAAAAAGTTTAGCCACGATTAGCCTCCAATAAATTATATAAACTTTGCTTGCCTAAGTAAAACAACATCTTGGAATAAGGATAATGATGCAGTGGTGCAATATTTAAAAAGATGAGCGATGTCAATAATTTAACTTTGTAGATATCTAGTTCATTATCATGTAAAAATTTTATAAAATCGGCTTCATTCTCAACAAGAGAGTGTTTTCTATAAAAATCATATCCTATCACGTTGTCCGTCTGCTTAACATTATAACACTCTTTGTTAATAAGTTCATGTGAAACAATCAATCCGTGCAACAATTTTGCCAAATCATAATAAAGATCGCCATATGCTTTGATTCCTGCGAAATTTTGGCGCCAATCTAAAAGACAGAATTCTCCAGTTTCAGCAACCAAGATATTTTCAAAATGCAAATCCCCATGCATTCTCACTGGTGTTCCCATGGAGAGGTTTTCCCAATCTACTTTGCTAAGTAAGGCTTTAACGGGAGGGATCTTTTGTCCATTGATTGTTTCAACAAGATCCTGCTCCGAAAAACGATTAAAATAAAGTTCCACCCTTTTTTCCGTCTTATCTTTATAAAATTTATTACAAGCACTCTTGAATTTTTTTTGTTCCTGCTCGTCTAATGCTTGTTCAGTCCAGAAATCTTCCAAAAACGATAACAGTCTTTTGAACGTATTTTTATTTGTAACCTTTGATAGTGTTTGACCTGTTATCATCCTATATGAATACATGTTCTTTCGGAAGTCTAAGATTTCCGGCACATATCCCTCAAGGCGCTTGGCTCGGTCGATGCGATCTAGGATAAAGTCTGGATCACTATTGTATTTAATGGCGCGGCCGTTAACAAACCATATGGCTTCATTTGGCTTTTCCAGAATCTCCGGCGCATTTTTAGATTTTACGATTTCTCTGGCCGCCTTTAAGCTTTCTAAATTGCCTGTGTCGTACCAAGTAAACTTCTTAGCCTCTATCAGAGAGTTTCGTTTTACCATTTCTCGGAGGGCGTACGATTCACCGATACGAATTGAACCGTACTTCTTACCAGATTCCATCGAGTTCCAAAATTCTTTATAATCCTTGATCCCGGCCAAGCCAATATAGGGCTTTGTGTCGTATGATAAGATTTCATCCTTCTCACATATCCTTTCAACACAGCTTGACTTTGATACCTTAAAGGAGCGATAGTTCTGATTGTTTTCGACTTCAGCATATCCAACCCAATTTGTTGTTGGTTCGGGTACTTCCTCTAAAATCACTGTATCATTGGGGCAAAAAATGAACGGGCACTGTAGGTGCTCTTTGCATTCCAGTATCGTTAGACCAAGACCGGAGCCACTACCGCAATAGTTCTTTATTTTGACGCATGTAATTTTTCTGTCTGGGTGGGCCATCTCAAGATAATCGCGCAGCAAGTCACCTTTGTGCCCTAGGGCTATAACTATTTCTATCTCTTTTGGAAACTTCTCAATAACATGAGAGATAACCGGCTTATTGTCGAGAGATACGAGGGCTTTGTTGAGATTCTTGCTAAAATCTCCCAGTCGTGTGCCCAAGCCGGCTGATGGTATTAGCACTTTATAATTCATACTATTGTGATCCCTGCATAATCATCTTTATCATATCCGAAGTTGTCAAAATCTTCTTTATAAAATTCATAAATCTTATTTGCTGTTTCTTGGGTCATTGCTCTTGACAGTTTTTGGCTCTCCTTGAAAGATGCATTATTTCTACCGAGAGATAACGGCTGCCGGTTGATTACCTCTTCCACAAAACATATTCCTATTTCGTTTTCTAATCTCTTCCAATCGTTTTCAAAATTTTCAAATCTACCAACAAAATCAACATTATGATGCTTGGGAAGAAAGAAAGACTGATTTTTAATGTGGTTATCTTTAAACGTGTTCGTGTATACTTGTTCTACAAATGAATCAAAAACTAAAGCACCCTTTGATGCTGTCTCCATGGGATCAGAATCAAAAGCACGAAACATCTTATAAGCAGAAAATAGCCTGTCATAAGGATTTCTCACAAAACCAAATTTGAAGTAATTTCGAAAAGATCTCTCGCCGGTTATCGGCGGGGCATCCGACGCGCGGGTGCCAGATGGCTTCAATTGAAGGCTCGGGGCGCGCTCTGCATTCATGCGAGCCTCTTGGCTTTTCCAATATTCCCACTTAAGAGTTGTCAAATATTTTAAATTCTTGACGGCGTCTTGTGGGTTTTTTTCAAGCCACGACATTAAGCTTGGAATTTTCAACATTTCCTTTATAGATGAAGAAGCTGACTTCGGATTCAAATAACATGCTATCTTGTTCTCGTGATTAAGAAATAAGGTTTCCCACGGGCCGAGAGCGGGATGTTTCAATACTTCTCTTTGGAGGATCCTACCCCATGGCGAATATTGAGTACGCTCTTCTATAATAAAAGTGTAGTCTTCTGAATATCTCTTTTCTGTTTTCCACTCTGGCATTATACTACAAACCCTCCGTAATCGGCCCTATTGTATCCGAAGTTGTCAAAATCTTCTCTATAGATTTCATAAATCTTGTTTGCTGTTTCTTGGGTCATCACTTTTTGTGGTATTTGTTCTTTTTTCAACTTTGCGATCGCCGAACCATAGGGTTCTGGTTGTTTTTTGGTTGCTTCTTTCATAAAGCGTATTCCTATGATTTTCTGCAATTTATGCCAATCGTCTGAGAATCTTTCAAGCTTTCCGATAAAGTCGATAGATTTTGGAATATGCCTACTTTGTCGATTAATGTGAGAATCAAGTTCGACTATTGGGCGCGTTGTGCGCCAGCCAGACCACTCTTGAGCAGAGAGTTCGATGCCCGGTGAAAGGTTAACATGACCATTGGGGGGACCCTCAAGGAAGGGTCTGAACGATGTCTGGCCACAATACAGGCTGTTTATAAAATTATCAAAATTGGTTTTGCTAATTTCATTCCATGGAAATCTATTCTTCCATGAAGGGCAAAACTTAAACATCTTATATGCTGAAAATATCCTCTCATATGGATTTCTTACAAATCCGAATCTAAACGGTCTAAAATGTTTTAAATTTTCTGCGATCGCTGATCGATCTATTGCTATAAAATATTCGTTGTCGGTGCGCCACTGCCAGTGTGTGTCCGTCTCCAACACCTCCCTCATTGATGTAGAAGCCACTTTAGGATTCAGGTAGACATACAAGGCATATTTATATTCTCTGTGGGTTATCTCGAAATCCATGCGCTCACCTTCGATAATCATCCTCTAATCTGACGATATCATCTTCTCCAAAATAGGTTCCACATTGAACCTCAATAAACACCAAATCATCATCACCGGTGTTCTTAATTCTGTGGCTGGCTCCGATTGGGATGTGTACGTGCTCGCCTACTGAAAGTTCTAGGTCCTCCCCGTTGAGGGTGACTGTTGCGTTGCCCTGCACGATAACCCAATGTTCGCTACGTTTATGGTGGTATTGGTAACTTGGACGGTGGCCGGGCTTGATAATCAACCTCTTTACTTTGCAATATTCCTCGTCTAGTAGGTTTTCAAATGTGCCCCATGGGCGCTCTTCAGTATAATTCATTGTAGTCCTTAGTGTCTTGCGCTCCAAGCCAACGTTGGATCCGGATTTACATACCCGGGTACCTCATAACTCGTTGTCCACTCGGGGCTAATGTATCGTGGTGGTTTTTCTATTGTTGGTTTAACGCGTATGTTAACAACATCTCTATATCCCTCTATAATGGGATTAACCCTGTGAACTGCATTATTGATAAATGATATAGCCGTTCCCTTAGAACCTATGACCTTGTTTGCGTTAAATCCCTCTTTCAGTAATTTTTCTACTTGTGGACCAACTCTGGAATTGTTGGGCGCCGGGTACCAATGAGACGGGCCGAGGCGGGTACATTGACCCAAGATTCCTTTATCATTTGGTGCCATCAAATATTCGAATGGAGAGTTGTCCAAAGTAACGTCATTTAAATAAATCAATGTTTTGATAACTTCATTTGGATTATTATCATAATGCCACTCATATGATGATACCCTCTTATCTAAAGGTAGAGTCCTGTATATGTAAACCTTGTCAACATATAGATTACAGTAATACTTTGTCTTTTCTAGATAAGGTATTATAATATTTGATAATTTCGTTAATTCTTCAGTAAATTTCCATATGTTAGTGTGCTTTATTAGCACTCCATCGTCATTCGAGTCTGTCATTGAATCAAAATCTCTTTTTGTTTTTTGAGACAGTGCTTCAACCATGTCGCGATATTCCGAAGTAAATTTATCTATCGGAAGCATAATCACAGGATTGCCATAAAATCTTTCGTGCTCAAATTTACTTTGATTTGTTAAAGCATAATTTTCACGACAAAGCTTATAGTATTCATCATAATTCATCTATTCCTCTCGTCATGAATAACAAACGTAATTTGCTCTATATCCAGTTGAATATGCATCATACACATATAAAAGTCGCACTATCTTAAAGTATTTTTGCAATTCATTTTGAACAACCATTGGATCTAGATTCATTGTTGAATGATTCAAAGGAGTTTCAAAAGCAAAGTAATCAGTTATGCTGGAAAGCTTCTTTAAGAATGGTTCTGAGCCGACGAAATTTGGATATACTTGATGGAGCACTGAGTTCATTATTACTAGTCCATAATGTTCATCTGTATTCATTACATGCTCGATTGCATCCGCATTAATAAAGTTAACATTATCAATCCCAGTGATTTCTTTTATATCGTTTGCGGCCGCCACATCTTGCTCAGTCAATTCAATCCCTAGTACATCTGTTGCGCCGTGAATAGACGCCTGAAAGGAGAAGAAGCCCTGATTTGAACCAATGTCCAATACCTTCTTATCTCGGCATTTATTGTAGGGAACAAAAGGCAATTTTCTATAAGAGTCGTACATGTCATTGTCTGACAAGTATCCTTCCATATAGTATCCATTATCGAATGCAAATCCTTGATAAATCATGCCCTTCCATTTGGGTAGTCCGTGGGGATCCAAGACGGTCTTATATCTATCGACCATATTTCGGTATATCTTGTGTAACTCTTGTGATTTTTTACCATTTGCGGCAAAGTAATATCTGGATGGCATTAATGTGAACCTGTGGAAATCCACAACTTTACCATTAATAAGATTTATGCTCTTATACCATTCGTCCTCTGGGCATAATTTTAGCGATGTGAGATCTCGTATAAATCTTTGTACCGAAAAGGGATCAGCTTGTAATAGTGATGACAGGGAATTGCGGTGCTCCTGCGGCACAAATTGCGGAACCACCACTTTCCCGCTTGGTGGGCCCATGTTTTCTTGCTCAATCAACAAAAATTGTTCGCCGGTATCAACCTCTGTGTGTATTGTATTATCGTAAATCTTTGGGAATGTGTCGCAAGGAGATTCCTTGATTACGTCAACCACCTCTTTGCTTTCTTGTAGGCTCTGGTACCTATGGTTTTCCGCAATCACCTTTAAACCTTTGTTGTTAGCGTAAGGTATCCACAGTGCATCGTCGCCGCGGACGCCGGCGCCTTCGTATGTTTCTGATTTGTAGGATAGTTCGTATCTAAACTCTCTATTGTCGCACGACATCAAGCTTTCCCAGCCTGAATCATGGCCATCTTTGATGATTTTTAATTTAATATTTTCGAAATTTAATTGCATTTTTTATCCTAACTTGATTTTTATTTTTCTCTCGGAAAGCGGCAGCGTGTTAATTTCAGCATCGTGATAAATTGAATCCCCGGGAATATGGGTAGTCGAAATTTCTTCAATCACGCATCCATTTTCGCTTCTAAAGGAATGATCTACGCCGCGGCTAATCAACACGGGCTGTCCTTTCGTCATCTTCCTCTCTCGCCCATTAAGTGTCAGAGTACAGTCTCCATAAAGTAACTCAAAAGCCTCTTCCTTTTTGATGTGTCGATGAGTTGGATGAGTTTGACCGGGCGTGACTACAATAATTTTTTTGCAATACTCGCGATTAACTTTGTCAATTATAAGCGCACCATGTTTATGAAATTCTTGTAGTCCGTAGTGTGCCGAAATCTCCACCAACTCCTTTCCGGAAAGAGGGATCTTTGCCTTTTCTAGAATACCCAGAGTTTGTTGAACTATTCTACTAATAATAGAGGCATCCAAACTAGTGCGGGTGTGTTGTTTTGTAAGTGGTGAACCTTTGCTTAAGTTTGTTGATGCAATTGTGCCGATTAAATCTGGCACTGATGCTGCATTATATTGACCCTCTTGGCATGGCATAGCGTAATAAAAGTCTTCTTCACAAAATACATGCTTTGAAGGTAAATCGTTTTTAATGTATACACCTCTCTTTAGTGCTCCAAGTGATGTCTTCTCAGTCTTTGAGACGCCGCTCAGTGCAGCCTCTGCTCTTTGAACATCCAAGATGACTTTCCTCATTTGTTCGGGAGTATTCGAGTATGCATTCAAGTTGATCTCGCTTGTGGGCACTCCTACATGCTTCTCCAATATTGTGCACCCCATGGCAATAGCCAAAGGAGCAACAGATTGCTCATCGGGACCCTCGTGGGTAGAAAGTCCAATTTCAACGTCTGGAAACTCTTCTTTCATTTGTGTAATTCTATTCAAATTGGAGCATTCGATCGGAGTTGGATATTCTCCAACACAATGCATAAAGGCAAAATCGCGATTGTTGTGCTTAAAGAGCTTATAGACTTTTCTCAATGTTTCAAACGAAGCTCCACCGGTGGAGATCACTATTCTCTTGTTGATTTTGCAAACTTCATTCAAAAGCGGCCAATCGTCTATTGAACAACTGGCAATCTTTACGATAGATACATTTAAATCCTCCAACCACGGAAGAGATTCGTTGTCAAACGGGGTTGCCATTGTGGTTAGACCGGATTGTCTGATGTGTTCTGTTATTTCAGAAAACTGATCTTTACTCAATCTAGTTGAGTTGAATCTCTTTACAAATTTTAAATCCGAATCTTTAAAATCTTCGTGAATAAACGAATCTAGCTGTCGAAACTGTAATTTTACAGCGGCGTTAACCCCTGCTTCTGCTGCTACTTTAGAAAACTCGTCGATAATTTTCTTTGCATGTTGTACGCTACCTTGGTGATTGTTTGCCATCTCAAAAATATAAAACACTACCTAACTCCAGATTTATATAAATTCTCATAATACTTAAATTGCCACTCATAATCAATATCAAAAACCTCTCTTTCGCTCATGGGGTATAATTGAATGTCTCCGGGCTTCATAAAGTCTCCCATCCACACCCCATCGCCAATTTTAGACATCTTGCCGGCATATAGACAATGTGCTGCTTCATATGTTACTCCAACAAATTTAGTATTCATAACTGCGTGGCCTTCTGGCCAAGGGGTGACTAGTTTAAAATTTGAATCCCAGTAGTAATCTTTTTTCTCGATTACTCCAAAAAGACCGTCTGCATCTATTGTAGCATAAAATTCTAAAAAGTTTTCTATTGTTTCTGTTTTTAAAAACGGAGCACACGCATTTACTAGAACACAATATTTAAACGGTATTTTGTCCCACCATTCGTACATCTCAGTCATCGGAGTGCCTTCCGAATTTGCAGACTCCTCAGAGCGATTAAAAATGTTTATTGGATATTTATTGCAAATATCCAAAAGCTCAGGTTCATAAACCGAAGCATAAATGTTTTTATTTGGGATCCTTTCTGAATCGGATAATTTCTCTAAGCAAATATCCATCAGCGTTCTTTCGGCAAAGGGTCTAATCATTTTTTGTGGCACCCTTTGAGAACCCAAACGGGCTTGAACCATTACACAAATATCTTCAAGCTTTTTCATGGTATTTACCTCCACCGCCAATGTTTATGAACTCTGTTTTGGGATATTTTTCATGAATATATTCCCACAATTCATCGTACTGTTGTTTCCAAAAATAACTGACGTGTGCAGGGTTCATATTTTGAAACACTCCGGGCAAAGTCTTTTTCCCGGGCTCGAAGGCGTGGTCTCCGTCGAATATGGCCTCTGGACCATCAAATCCCGAAAAATATACTTTTTTGAATCCCAGATGCGCAGCAAAAATCTTCATTCTAGCGCCGGCGCCTAAACGTCCGTAGAACCTCGTATGCATGCAAAAGTAATTATTATAGTTATCAAATCGATAGTTAGACCAACGATCGTGAATCTCAAATCCAATATAAGTTTGATGTAAATCCCGATATGATAGAAATTCTTCCGACGCTATGTCAGGCTCTCCCATTATCATGGCCAAATCAACCTTGATGTTTTTTAGTTTTTCATTTTTAAAAAAGTGATTAATTGACCACAAGTAATCATACTCTTGAGTTGGCCAGTCGTTATTTGCTGAGGGGCCGCCGCCAATGAGCATCAACGTTTTATCGCGATAATTGTCAAAATGTTCGTGATTCTGATAGACAATCTCGGATGTTGCAACAAGATTTTCGCTAAATCGGGGAAAAAAGTTTCGACAGTCTGTTGCTGCCCACTCTTTAAACGGGCCTCTGGCCCTATGATGCTCAAATACGTCCACCTAATCTCCTCTCAGCTTCTTGCGCACGGGTAATTCCCCTTCCGTAACTCTCTTTTCACCATCACCCATGGCAATTTCCAATTCTCTGATTCCTTTTACCAGCTTTATCAGTCCCTGTGGTTCTACAGAGCATAAATGATCGGAGCCCCACATTGTGCGATCCAAGGTTATGTGCCTTTCTATAATCGTAGCACCAAGATAAACGCTGGCAACCGTGGTGCCCAATCTAAATTCATGGCCGCTATATCCAATCTCGCAACCATAGCGCTCCTTTAGGGTCTGAATGCATTTTAAATTCAAATCCTCAATAGGGGCCGGATAGGTCGAGTTACAGTGCAGAATGGCAAAATCAGCCGATTCTTCGCGCATCCATTCAACTGCCGCATCTATTTCTTCCAAGGTGCTCATGCCGGTTGAAAAAATAACCTTTTTACCCGTTCTGGCGGCTTGGCGCATCAATTCTTCATTTGTCAACATTGCTGACGGCATTTTTAGAAATGGGATATCATATTGCTGTAGAAACTCTAAACTGTCTAAATCCCACGGGCTAGCCGACCAATCGATCCCCTTGTCTCTGCAATATTGATCGATCTGATCGTATTCCTCCTTGCCAAACTCCATTCTGTGTTTGTATTCCAGATACGACATAGTGCCCCATGGGGTTTCCCGGGACACGTTTTTTTGATGTTCCGGGACACATACATCTGGATTTCTCTTTTGAAATTTAACTGCATCGCAGCCAGCAACATTTGCAATGTCAATTAATTTTTTCGCTATGTTCAAATCGCCATTATGGTTGATCCCAATTTCAGCAATTATATGCACGCTGTTCATAATGTAACTCTTTCGATTCCTTCATATAGGGTACTTTTATCAGAAGCCATTTTTAAAGTGACTCCCCTGTCTAAAAGCCAGTAATATAGTTCTTTTGTTGCATCTCTTGTTTGGTCAATTTCCCATCCAAGAATGTCTCCGCGGTTAAAGGTCTTTTCGCTATTGCCATAAAAATGTTCGTAATCATTAATATCGACCTTCTTGTGGGTTAGATCCCAGCCTATCGCTACTAATTCTTTAATCCCTAGGTGTACTGCAACAAAAATAACTGTTTCATACATTATACCCGGTCCGCATGGTCTTGTCAAGTTATTATCTATAAGATAGTCGTCAAACTTTTTGGTAATTGATACAAACTCATTGTCAATCTCGGTTCTGATTGGTATTTTAAAGAATATATCCTGCTTTTGAAAACCTGCCCATCGAGTTCCCAAATCATAATTACTGCTAGCTACAACAATCGGCCTATTATCTTCATCATAGGTATAATGTTGTTTAATTAGTTCATCACCCGGGGAGGGAAGATTGCAACAATTGAAAAAATGAAAATCGGTTATTTCTGGGAACTTGGAATAAGCCTGCTTAACTGCCAACACCGGCTTGTCTTTTAGAAATTCATTTAAAAATTCCGGGTCATAATCGTTCAGAGATGGTCCACAATTTAAAAGATAGGCGGTTTCACCCTTATAACAATCCTTTAGGGCATCTAGTTTTTCTTCTAAACTTCTAGCAGCCGATACTCGACTATATATTTTTTGCTTTTTGGATACTGGCTTGCTGTCGCAGAACACAAACTCAACAATATCGGAGCCCACTTTGTGTAAATAAAACCTTTCATTTTGTAACAATTCTGCTTTCTGTTTTTCTCCTTCTGCTTTTAATCTGTTTTCTTTCCACATTTCATAAGCTAAACGTAATTTTTTCCTTGCTGAGTGTACATTGGGTTCAAACCATTCGCTATCAATTGAATATACCTCATTTGGAATCACGCAGGAGTCCCACATACCGCTGACCATAAATTTATTTTTGTCAGAAACATAGTCTATGTGGCCGCCTTCCTCCGGAATCAAGACCGGTACTCCATTCAATATAGCTTCAAAAATTGTCAGACCAAACCCTTCTCCTCTTGGCAGCAGCGCAAAAATATCACTATTCTCATAAAGCCACTTAATATTGCCTTCAGACAAATAATCTCCCAAAAGCAAAATATTGCTTTTCTTGTCTTTTTTGATTACTCTTTGTCTGAGTGTTTTTATAATTTCCGCTATTTGTTCTTTTGATTGTGCTTCTGCACTGGGAAACGTCTTTAAGGCTAACAAGCAGTCATCTCTGTCTCCAAGTTCGGCTGTAAATGCTGAAATGAGCTTATCGAAGCCCTTCCTGTATGTCCATTGAGACATGGAAAATACAACAAACTTTTCATCCAAGTTAAAGGGCGTTGAGACCGGCTCAGCTTTGATGTTTTCTACGTCATAAATCGGGTGAGGTGCCAACAACACGTTATCGCAATATTTTGAATATAACTCAACATTCATTCTGCATGCAGTTATGATACTGTGTGGCTTGTACCACTCAAGCGCCTCACGCCATTCCGCGGATATGTCCGTTGTTTCCCAAACAACTAAGTGATGGTTTCGCGCAGCAGATCGAATAATTGTATTTAATGACGGGGAACAGCCGGGACTCGGTTTGAATCTCTGATCTGCAAATAATGCCATCGGCGTTGGCATGTGCCATATACACTCATATTCTCCATCTTTAATAAATGAATCAATTTCTTCATCATTCGCAAATGAATATTTACGAATTAATTCCTGCTCTCTCTCGTTTAAAGATTGAAGGTCGATTGACGCGGCCACACAACTATAAATCTTTAAATCTATTTCCCGATCTTGAATAGCTAAATCAATAGCATCTAAATATCTTCTTGCGGCGATGCCGTAACCAGAGATATCCATGAACTGTGCACAATATACTATCTTTTTCATAGCACCATAACTGATGCTTTGGAGCCCTTGCTGGCAGCACTCAGGATGGAGTCAACAAACAAGCTGTACATGTTTTCTTCGTTGAATTTCTCTGCTAAATATTTTGCATGTGCGCATGTCTTCCCTAGTACTTCTTCTTTTTTGTCTCCGGTTAGCTCTTCGTAACATCTTCGCATTTGATCTTTTGCGGATTGTTCTCTAGCATACGCCCACATCGACTCTTTTATAATAACACCATCCCAAATATTTTCCTTCTGGACATGGTTTAGGTCAAAAGAGACTTCATAAAAACACGATTTGCCGTTTTCATTATATAGGAAGTCAGTCTGGCCAGACCAGCCCACTGTGACTACTGGCATACCGCAATAAGAGGCTTCAAACAGTGGCAGTCCGAAGCCCTCTCCGTGAGTGAGAAGTAAGAAAGCATCTGTTTTCTCATGAAAATATAGAGAATGAACCTCTTCGTCGGACATATCTCCATGCAGCAGATAGATCTTACATTTTTTATCTGGGTATTCTAGCAGAATATTCTTGAGTTTGGCTTCTACAACTTCGAAATCCATATAGCAATTCTTAGCAAAATTAGTCTTTACTATAAGGCCGACCTCGTCATCATGAAATTCTTCAAGAAACCATTTAATTGTATTATCTAAGTTCTTTCGAGAACCCCATTGCGCAATGGTCAAGAAGTTGAAATCAGTGGTGATATCAAGTTCCAATTCTGGCAAATCATCATATACCTTAACAGGATAGTTGACGACATCTACCGGTTTCTCCATTTTCAGAGAAAACCTTTCATTGGTTTGTTCATTGACTGCATCATATCGGGTCTCCTCAAATACATTTTTTGAATGATTGGATACAACTATGATGCGGTCTAGTTGGTTTGCCTTCTCGATCCATTGGTGTGCTACCTTCGTAGTTTCGATACCAGCAGTGTATCCAATAGTGACCGCATTGTCAATAGGGGCCCATTCATTTGGAATTGTCACCTCTAGACATATATCGATATTTCCACCCTGCTCGGTGTATCCTATGGTTTTCTCAATTGTTTGATCAATCCACTCTCTTTCTTCTGTATTTTCGTACAGCCAAGACGTCTGGCCCCAATTAAGGGGTCTGATATAGATATCGAACAGGTCTGGTCGACTTCTAAGTGCGCGGAGCGCATATCGAGACTGTTCTCCATACCCCGAACGGGTCAGTAGCGGACCAACTAATAAGATTTTTTTCATTATGCCACCTCCTTAAGTCGCCATCTTGCATAATTCTTGCGCGTTTGCCAAGAGCCATGTCTCTCAATCACATCATCCATTGTTTCAATCCATTTCGTTTCAAAATTATCAAAATTATAGTTATCTTTAACATGCTTCATTCCACCTTCCGACATCTTCTTGTAGGCTTTGGAACTGACATTGATTGCCTTTTTCATAACACTAATAAAGTCTTCTTTGCTGATTCTATCTTCATAAATATAGGGTACCTGTAGTGAGCCGATAACTACCTTGGAGGCTGGCTCAATTCCCCACCCAAACCATTCTTTTCCGTTCGTAACCTGCTCTTGCAGTCCGCCAGTCATGTTAACAATAATCGGGGTACCACAAGACAAAGATTCCAATGTTGCTAACCCAAAGCCCTCGGCATCAGAAATATTAATAGTGAAATCGGCTATATTGTACATATCTGCCAACCTGTCCTGATCAACCTTTTCGGAAGATATGAAAATCTGGCCTTTATCTACTCCAAGGTGCTCGATAATATGAGGTAAATCTTGACCATGCTGATCGCGGGGGTCAGTGTGCATCAACAAGCAGGCTTTGTCGTGACCCACCTCGTCTAAGAATTCCTTGAACCACCAAACAAGTGTGCCAGACTGCTTCCGTCGAGCATTTCGATTATTCCAAAAGAAAATTTTCTTATTCGGATTTATAAGCTCTGGGCTGGCGGAAGACAGGACCTTTTCTTTTAAATCTTGAGCCATAGTCTTTCGTGTAGGATCTTTCAATTTATGAAAAATTGATGAATTAACAGCATGTGGAATATAGCAACAATGAGAATCAGGCGTAACATTTTTAATTATTTCATCAGTAACCTTTGAAATTGCAACAATCTCATCAGTCGAACTATAATATTTGTTATTAAACTGAGGATAGGGGAAATTATCCCACACATGATAATAAATCATAGGTATATTTGCTCTGATTTCATTTTCGATTTCCCACAACCAAACATAAAACCTTGGATCGGTCATAAACCACAAGGCATCGGGCTTCTCTTTTTGAATCGTCGACCTAACGATCTCATGCGTTCCGTATCCATTAACAGGATACACTATAAAATTAGACCCCCATGGATCTATAGTTATTGGCTCATAGCTATTGTGTTTGATAGCGCCACCAAGGCACACAAACTTGTATCGGCCAGTTTTCAGTAGAGCTTCACAAAAGTTTTTTGTCTGTGTTCCAACTCCAGATGGTGATAAGGGATGATCCGATATCACTAATATTTTCTTTTTCCTCATATTTTTCTTTCCTTATGGGCAATGTTCGGTTTTATAAAGAGGGCAACCATAACCAGATGTGCAAGAAAGACGATTCTTCATGTGTCTCTGGTTTTTTATATTGTATAGCGCCTTGTTCAATAATTTAAGGGCATTTTCTGTTTTTTTATGACCGCTGGTTACTCTAAAAAATTCAACGTGGTTTTCCTTTGCGGTTCTCTTAAGTAGTGCGAAGTGCGTCTGAATGTCTTCGGGATCTATTTTAAATTTCTGCGCAAAGAAATGTTTGTACAAAGTTAACTGGTATGTCACCATTTTGTCATTTTTCTTGCGCGCATCCCAACCCCAAGAACAAGTTTTCCAATCAAAAATATGAACTGTTCCATCGGGTGTACACACCGCAGCATCAATAAATCCCTTAAATTTGTAATCGTCGTGGCCCTCGATTGGCTCGTAAAGAGGCATTTCAACACCCAATACCTCAAATTCATCAAAATAGTCCTCTAGGGCTTTTTCAATATCGGGAATTATTCTCTTTCCTTGATCTACCATATCAACAACCAATTTCTTGTTTATCTCTATATCTTCGTCTAATTCAGAGATATTTTTTTTCAATTCCTCAACAAAGAAATTGTCACTAATCTCTTCTTGCAATAACTTTTTTTCGCAGACGCTATGTATGGCGCTTCCGAAAGCAGTATACTCGTTTCCCTTGAAGCCGTCGACCTTATCAATACGGACAAGTTTATGATAAAAAGGACAATGAGCCCAATCTTTAAGTTCAGAATAAGATATATGTGGCAAGATTTCTCCTAATGCTCCCTATAGTATAACATCTTTGTTAGTACATGTCAAGTTCATCTGCATTTTGAAGTTTGTATACTTTCTCGTAGAGAGAGGGAGAGACCTTTTTAAAAAAGTTGTGTTCTGAATTCATGTGAAACTCTTCGAACCCAGTGGCAAAATATTCTTGAAGACTTGTTGCGGCATATGGTGTAATAAACACTCCTTGTAGCATAATAGATAATTTATCATATCCAACTTTCTCGTACAGAAACATATCAAATTCTTGATCATATTCAGGGTTCATAAAAAATGACAAGGGAGCCTTAATTCCTTTCGACCACAATAGATCATGCAACAACCTTCTCTTACTCAGAAATTCATCCCGAATTTTGTTATCTGCATATATGAAATATCCGTGTGCGGCTTCGAGTGCGTGAGCAATTTCGTGTACAATATCATCAACCATATCAGCGTTATTGTCTTGTACATTGGATAGGTAAATTGTTCCGGAATCATAAAACGCATTTATGCTTCTTTCTTCAAACTCCTCAAACCATCCCACTATGATCATCTCTATTTCAGAATAGAGATGTCTTGGGATGCGTGATTCAACCGTAGCGATCACCTTCTCTACGTCAACCTCGTCGTTTATTACTGGTTCTTTAAAGAAAACGTGTAAACCGCTCGAAGTATAAAAATCAGAATTTTTCTGCTGCAGTTTCTTCTGGTTTTCCTGCAAACGCTTTATATGCATCATCTAATCCTACTTGGTATCCGCGCAAAAAGTTCTCTTCGGCGAATGCAAAAACAAATTCCGGAAACTCATGAGCCATGGCTTCAACAATCATATTTACTGTCACCTCTTCATTATCAAACTTTGTGCCAACATATTCAACGAGCATAGTCTTCAATTCGCTATCCGGCTCAACGGCCATGGCCAATGTTTCGTTCGTATGGATATCCATTTCACTTAATATTTTTTCAATTTCCTGTTCGTCAGTCATAATAATCCTCACTCTTCCTTCAACAATATAACATAAAAATAATTATTTGTTTATTTTATTATAAAACTTTAGATGCCAATGTTGCCAGTTCTGATCTTTCACCCTTCTTGAAGGTCATGTGTCCAGAAATTGGATAATTTTTAAACTTTTCTATAGCATGAACGAGCCCATTGGACGTCTCGTTTACATAAACATTATCAATTTGTTCAACATCTCCAGTTAACACAATCTTAGAACCTTCACCGATTCTTGTAACAATTGTCTTGATTTCATG